TCGGCAGCGTCAGATGTGTATAAGAGACAGCTCCGGGGGTAATTTTTATATTTTCAAGACCATGTTTAAAAGAGTTCACACTGGAACTGAAAGCCAGTGGCAGGGTAGAGAAGCTAAGGAGTTCTCGTTATATTCTACCTTCATCTTTCAGAATCACCTCTTCTTTAATTGTTTGCTTTCTCCTTTCTTAAAAAAGTACATACAATCTTCTTATAACTCCTTATGAACTCTTTTAAATGTGGTCTTGAAGTGATTCTTTTATATTTAAAACAAGTTAGGAAGTGAGTAAAAGTGTTACACATTAATGACGACGGCAGCATTGAGCTGACACGAGGAGACACTGCTAGGCTGTCTGTAAGTATACAGAACGATTTAACAGGTGAAGACTATATAGTTTCCGCCACTGACACATTAAGGTTTACAATTAAAAGAACCGTTAATGATCCAACACCATATGTTAAGAAAGAAGTCAAAGGATCTACTCAGTTTGATATAAGACCGAGCGATACAAGTGATCTTCCCTATGGCAAGTATGTATATGATGTTGAACTCACTACTGCAGGCGGAGATGTTTATACAGTTATCGTTCCGACGGCCTTCAAGATTCTTAAGGAGGTAACGTGGTAATGAGCAATTCAGACATCGAACAGTCCGGAACTGTTAAAGGTCATCTTCCTAATGAAGCAAGTCTTTCCGGTAGGATTTCTAATGGATTAAGTCTCTCTGGTCATATTTCGATAGGAGTAGCGGGCGACTTCATAATCAAAATGACACTTGCAAGTGGTGACGACGGCAAATATACTCTCGCATCTTGCGACGCAACAATCGAGCAGATAGACGCAGCAGTTGCCGCCGAAAAAAGAGTTGTTGTGATTGCCTCTGCTGACGGTATCAGCTTCGACCTGCCTATGCTCCAAGGAGCACAAGGAGTACTATATGCTTTCGGCACGTTCATGAATGGCCAGATGATGACTTCATTCGTGGAGAAAATCGACGAGAGCACAAGCAAATGGCAATTCTTAATTACTCAAATCCAAGCGGAATCTGTTGACTACTCAAATACCGCACTACCTATCGTCGCCAATGTCAGAGGCGCACTCGACGAGCTTGTCCCCAAATCCCACACCCACTCTAACAAAGCGGTTCTTGACAAGTTTGCAGAAACCGACGGAAAGCCGACATATGACGGCAAGAAGATAAGCGGCGCGTCCACTGCGGAGGAAGTCGAATATACTAACGCGATACTGCCGGATGCGTCCAATGTCAAAAGCGCATTGGACGACACCATAGACACACAGCAGACGCAGAGTGCAGACCTTGAGTCTCTTCGATCTGGCGTTAGTGCGCTGATGAACGCATATCAAACGCAGGGCGGAGATATCGCAAGCCTAAAAACACAATCCCACACCCACGCTAACAAAGATACACTTGACAAGCTCTCCGATTCAAACGGCAAGCTCCAATATAACGGCTCTGATGTCGGACTCAAAGGCGCAGACGGTAAAAGTGCCTATCAAATTGCCATTGACAATGGTTTCGTCGGCTCTCAGTCAGAATGGCTCGCGAGTCTTAAAGGCGCAACAGGCGCAAGCGGAGCTCCGGGCAAAGATGGGGCGAGCGGAAGTCCCGGTGCTGACGGTATAACGCCGACTATTGGTGCAAATGGCAACTGGTACTTAGGCAGCACCGATACAGGCAAACCGTCTCGTGGAGAGAAAGGCGACACTGGAGCAAGCGGAAGCCCCGGCGCGGACGGTGTCACTCCGCACATCGGCGACAATGGAAACTGGTATATCGGCAGCACAGACACCGGGAAACCGTCTCGCGGAGCGAAGGGCGACAAGGGCGAACAAGGCTTGCAGGGCTTACAGGGTTTGCAGGGTGAACAAGGTATTCAGGGAATCAAAGGCGACAAGGGCGATAAAGGTGACAAAGGCGATACCGGAGCGCAGGGAGAGAAAGGTGAAAAAGGCGACAAGGGTGACACCGGAGCCGCTTTCACCTATTCCGACTTTACTACTGAACAGCTTGCCGCTCTCAAGGGCGATAAAGGCGATAAAGGCGACAAGGGTGACAAAGGAGAGCAAGGAATACAAGGCTTGCAGGGCGAAAAAGGCATTCAGGGAATCCAAGGCGCAAAAGGCGATAAAGGTGACAAGGGCGACAAGGGTGAACCCGGAACAATACAGTTGACCCCTTTATTCGCCAATGACATTTCTGAATGTACTGACATCACAAAGTTGTATGTTCTGCCCGACGGATTTGTCTACGCATATATGACAAAAACCGCCACTGTGTACCCGACAAATCAGCTAAAAAACGCTATTGATAGTGACGGAACAGCATACAACGGCGGAATAGGATACAAAGACAATACGCGTCTTTCTTTGTCATCGGGCGAAGCTGCACAAAACGGCTATACTGCAACGGGCTTTATGGAAGTCAAACAGGGCGATACTATCCGATTCGCAAATATCAATACGGCAATCAGCTCCGACAAAAATAATATTTTTATTATCTTCTACGGGGCGAACTTCGCCCGTGTAGGCTATTTGAGAGGGCAAGCCGCAGCAGATGCGTTGATTGCTGGGGAATGTGTTCTTGATAGTAATTTAACACTTTCCAATGGAACACTTGACGGTACTGTGTATTTCCGAGTTTCGATGCTAACTGGAAGTGGCGATTATCTTATTACCGTAAATGAACAACTTGAACCGACAACTACAACCACGCAAGGTTGGTATAGCACGGGACATGCATTTGTTCCCGCGAATTATGAAAACAGAATTGTTGACTTGGAAGAAAGAGTGGATGAACTTTCTGCTGGCAACAGTAATATACCCACATACATTACAGAAGAAGCAAAGCGTGTTGCAAATCTTGTCAAAGAAAAGCAAACGGCAGGAAGTTTGACTTTCACAGCAATGTCTGATATGCATATCCGATTTAACGATAGTTATTGGGCGGATAATCTTAGTTCTTGCCGGGATGCTGGGTTAGGACTTGCCAAATTGCAAAAGCTCTTGAAACTGGATTGCGCTGTAATGTTGGGTGATTACACTGTGGGCGGTGCGAGTGATACGGTAGCACAAATCAAAGAAGATTTGACAGGTGTTAGAAATTACATGGCAAACGGCATGAAAGGCATCCCCAATCTGTGGCTAACTGGCAATCATGATATCAACTATGGCGCATCATCAGACCGCAGAATGACCGAGGATGAGATGTTTGCTTACATAACCAACAATAACAATGGCACGGTACAAGACTTCGACAATATCGGCAGAAACTACGGATATGTTGACTTCGATAATCAGAAAATCCGTTGCATCTACCTCAACACGGTTGACAGTCTTGACTATCCCGACAATGTTGGCTCGGCAGACGATAACAGCGAGGTTACGGCAATACAGACACAATGGCTTGCTGATGTCGGTTTGAATCTGTCGGATAAAATAGATGTGGAAGACTGGGGAATTGTTGTTTTGTCACATCATTGTATCTGCACTTTCCAGCATGTAACCACCATACTAACTGCATACAAAGATGGTGCAAGCGGAAGTGTTGACGTTACAACAAATGGTGTGACAACCGCTGTAAATTACAATTTCACTTCTTCAAATCGTGGTGAAATCATTTGCGCCATTCACGGACACGACCATAACTTTACCTATCGCAAGATTAGTACGGAAAGATGGGATCAAGTCACCGAAGCAAACGCATGGCTATGGAGCATTTGCATTCCGAACGTTGACACCAAAAGAAATAACGAAAAGGCAACTTCTGCTGACACAGCATATGCACAAGCATTTGGTGAATTTGATGCAAATGGTGATCCAGTGTACTACCCCAAAACACAGGGGACAGCAGAAAGCACCAGTTTTTGTGTAATTACGATTGATCGCAAAAACCGTAAAATCCATGCTACTGCATACGGTGCTGGCATTGACCGAGAAATCAGCTATTAAGAAGGAAGTGAAGAATAATGGCAAACCTTCAGTTCTACAGAGTACGATATATAATAATTATAAAAGGAGGTTGATCATTGAATGCGTGTACTTAAATTCAATGTTATCGGACAAATTCTTAAAGCCGACAACAAGTGTGACTTTGATAATATTGTTGCAGGAAGTAAAAATTATCTGGTTGCAGATTTTACCTTCGATGATGAATGGAATAAGTATAAAAAAGTCGCTGTCTTCGTTAATGGAAAAAACGAATATCCTGTTTTAATTGAAGAAAACAAGTGCATCATTGATAACAATGCTCTTACTTCTGGATGGTTTTATGTCTATGTTGTTGGACAGCTACAAAATGAAAGAATAAATACAAATTCCGTTGGAGTAAGGCAGGTGCTTAGATAATGCCAACAGTTGATGAATTACTTAATGCTTCAAATGAAGTAACAACCTGTACAATTAATCCTAATACTCGCGAAATAACTGTTCCGGAAAAGTATAAAATTTTAGGAGTATTCTCTGACGAGAAAGTAACAAAGATTCCTTTTACTTGCCCGAGAGTGGTCGGAAATAATGTTGATCTTACAGAGTATAATCTCTATATAAATTATGAAAATGCAATAGGTAAAAGTAATGCTTACCTAATAGAAGACGTTGCTGTGTCTGGTGACAACATTACATTTTCGTGGTTACTTTCAAGAAACGTTACAGTGTCGCCTGGAGTTGTTAAGTATAGTTTCTGTGCAAAGAAATTAGATGGCGATACGATTTCTAACGAATGGAATACAACTATTGCAAACGGCTTAGTTATTCAAGGTCTGGAAGCAACGCGAGAAATCATAGAAGAAAACCCTGATATAATTGAAACCCTTCTTACTAAATCGCATGTGCATATCAACAAGTCGGTGCTTGATAAGTTCGCTGAGATCGAAGGCAAGCCTACCTATAACGGCGAGGCTTTAGGCGGTGGAGCATCAACGGCAGAGGACATAGCCTACACAAACTCTAAGGTTCCTTCAAGTCAGCAAGAATATGGGGTAAAAGGGGCACTTGACTATTTGCTCTCATATACTCCGCATACGCACTACAACACACTCGCCCTTGATAAGTTATCAACAGATAAGGCTAATTCAACAGCCTTATTCATTAATGGAAGAAGCAACAAAATAGCCTTAGAGCCGAAAATCTTTAACTACGCTTCCTATACTTCAGAGATTTTGAACTTAACTAATAATTCCTATTATATTTTAAGACAGGTTCATAAACTAACAATTAATCCTCCTTCAACGCCTACAGTTGCCGCGGACACTATTTGGATTACTTTTGCGGATGAAGGAGATATTGAGCTTTCTTTTCCTACAACCGTTAAATACATAGGAAAGATACCAACAGTAAATAATGGCGAAACTTGGGAAATTACAATTATTAATAATGTCGTTAGCATACAAAAAGTTGGTGAAGGCGTATGATGGTAAGAAGAATTGTATTAGAAGATTCAGAGCAAAGCGGACTGCCGAGCAGCTATACCGCAGTTGATTATTTGCAGTCCACGGGCACTCAGTGGATAGAAATGGGCGTTGCGCCTAATCAAAATACGAAGGTAGTTTTAAAAATAAAAATCAACAAATTCAACGGCATTAATGGCTTCTCGTTAATCGGCAGCAGGAAAGATGTTAATTCCAATGACCAGTTTACAACATATTTGGACGAATATGGCGGATCAAGATTTCTGTTCCGAATGGACGGTCAAACCCAAGCAATCTCTTGGACGGGATTAACTACGGATAAGATTTACATAGTCACGCTATCGGGAACGGAAATGAAAGCCGAGCTTGAAGACGGAACGACGGTGTTTTCAAAAACCTTCTCCGTTACCGATTTCACTTCAACGGTGACGATGGCACTGTTCAGGGCAAAAGGTGTGAACGGTACATACTTTCCGGGTAGAATCTACAGCTGCAAGCATTACAGCGGCGACGAGCTTATTCAGGACTTTGTGCCCTGTCTCGACACAGAGGGCGTGCCGTGTATGTTTGATTTTGTTTCTCGAAACTCTTTTTACAATGTGGGCACAGGCTCTTTCACATGGGGGTGATTAAATGTACGGAAAACTTGTAAACGGCGAGCTCAGAGGAGCACCAAACCCTTTAAAAACCGAAGAATCCTATATTTTCACAAATAATGCTGCTATATACCTTGCTAACGGTTACAAGCCAATAATCCTAACAGATAGCCCTTCTGATGGGAAAAGCTATATCAGCTCATGGACAGAAACCGAAACCGAAATAGTCCAAGTATGGACAGAGCAGCAGCAGTCAGACAACGACCCTATCTCCGATTCCGAAGCTCTTGAAATAATCACAGGGGGTTCCGATATATGACACGAACAGAAGCAAAAGCTTATCGCAACAAGATAGATGGCGTATTGACAAAGGTTACGACGGATGCAGAAGCTTTAGAGTATGCAGAGCTTTATCCGCTCTGGAGCGGGTATGTCAATTATTCTGTCGGAAGTATAGTACGAAGACCGAGCGGGCTGTATAAGTGCTACAACGCTATAACGGCAAATCCGACATGGTTGCCGGAAAACACCGCCGCACATTGGGAGCCTATCACGGTCGGCGAGGATGGTACGATAGACAACCCGATAACCGCTGCCGCTGGTATGCGGTATTACAAAGACAAGTATTATCTTGACGGAGGAAAAACATACAAGTGCATACGAGACGACAGTAACGGTCAAGGAACTATACTGCAATATGTACCGTCGCAGCTTGTTGGAATCTACTTTGAAGAGATGACCCAAAGTTAATAAAAATCAAAATGGAGAGGAGGCGGGATAGGTGGCGAAAGTTAAGAAGTCAGAACCAACTAAAAAGTTAAGACCCGGTCTGACACCAGAGTCGAGAGAAAATCAGATGATAGCTCTAGCCGTCGATCTTGCTGAAAAACAGTTACTAGAAGGAACCGCCTCTTCTCAGGTTATAACTCATTTTTTAAAGCTTGGTTCTACAAAGGAGCGGCTTGAAAAAGAAAAACTTGAAGAGGAAAACAAACTACTTCGAGCTAGGACAGAAGCTCTTCAGTCTGCTAAGAGAGTCGAGGAATTGTACTCAGACGCTATTGCAGCTATGAGAAAGTATAGCGGAAACGGTGATTCTAATGAGTAATAGATCATATTTGGAATTAATCACCATTCCAACTTTTGAAGAGCGATTTGATTATCTTCAGCTCAAAGGAGCCGTTGGAAAAGAAACATTCGGATATGATAGATATCTTAACCAAGTCCTTTACAACTCCAGAGAGTGGAGAAGATTTAGGGACCAAATAATAGTTAGAGATAATGGATGCGATTTAGCATGCGAGGATCACGAAATACTCGGTGTTAGAGATAAAGATGGAAAACTTTACAGACCAAAGATCATAGTCCATCACATAAATCCAATTACAGTTGAAGACGTACTTGATCGTAATCCAATGGTATTTGATCCGAACAACGTCATAACTACTACAATGAACACACACAATGCTATTCACTACGGAGATGAAACTCTGTTATTCGCATCTCCTGTTGAACGAAGCAAGAACGACACTTGTCCTTGGCGACATTAAAGGAGGTATTAATTTGGATAGCATATTGACATCAGTTAAAAAGATGCTCGGAATTACAGAAGATTATGAGCATTTCGATGCTGATTTGATCATGCACATTAATTCAGTGTTTATGATCCTAACGCAACTTGGTGTCGGTCCTTCTGAAGGCTTCAGTATAGAGGGCAAATCGGATACTTGGGACGACTTTATCTCAACCGGTTCAAATCTCGAAGCTGTAAAGTCTTATGTATATTTGAAGGTAAAACTTTTGTTTGATCCGCCTCTCAGTTCTGCTGTGATGGAATCGATGAATCGAATGATTAGCGAACTTGAGTGGAGGTTGAACGTGTCAGTTGACCCTGGCAAATCTGATTAAAAGGAGGTGCAACAAATGATTACAGCAATACTTTTTAATCTTATGAACCAGCTTGGTCTCTACGGTGCAATGTTTTATGTCGCGGCTATAAAGATTCTTCAGATGCTCGGCATAATATAAACAATTTAATATTCGAGGAGGAAAATCAAAATGGATAATAATGAACTCTATCATTATGGTGTCCTCGGTATGAAGTGGGGTGTAAGACGATCACCATCTCAGCTCGGTCATAAAATCAGAATAAAAAGGAAGAAGAAACCTTCTGAACCAATTCATGAAGATTATAAGAAAGCTCATAGTAAAAAGAGCGTTTCAAGTATGAGCGATGCTGAACTTCGAAACCGCAATAATCGTCTTCAAATGGAAAGGCAATATGCTCAATTAACCGAAAAGAAAAGCAGAGGAAAGAAAATAGTGTCTGGTCTTATAGCCACAGCAGGAACAATTGCCGCTGCAGAAGGAGCCTATAAAACTTATAAAAGAGTTGGCAATCAAATTTTAGATAAGCTTGGCGATTATGCTGTTCGCGAAATTATGCGCAAAAACATAGGGCGTGCACTTTAAGAAAGTTGGTGAATAATATGTGGACATATAATTATTCTCAATCTAGCGATGAACTTTATCATCATGGTGTTAAAGGTATGAAGTGGGGTAAAAGAAAAAGCAACTATCGTTCTACAGGCGTTCGCGCTGCTATTGCCAGAAAGAAAAATCAAAAGGTTGATGAGGGCTTTGATGAATGGAAAGAGAACACTAAGAAAAGATCTGATGCTATAGATCTTGGAAAGAAAGCCAATGCATCAAAAATGGCTTATGAGAATAATCGATCTGATAAGAATCTTAAGAAGCAGTACAAAACTGATGAAAAGGCGTATAAAAAAGCTCTTAGCAAGAATACTACTTATCGAAAAGGACAGGTCAGAAAAGAGACCGGTTCAGATCTTTCTAGAAAGTATCTGAGCGAAGCTAAGAAGGTAAAAAAACAACTTACTGCCGACCCATCTAATAAGCAGCTCAAGAAAAGATATAATGAATTGATGAGCAAGCACGATATTGAAAGAGCAAAAGCAAGAAAAGCAGAACAAGTAGCCGCTAACAGATCTCGCAAAAAGGCTAGCATGAAACGTGCAATGACCATGACTGTCAAGGCTGCTGCTGGAACCGCTGCCGTAGCTGTTGGAGTAGTTGCTACTAATGCCGTTCTTTCAAAATATAATGTGCAGCTTAACGGTCGTCCGATTAGTATAAATTCAGAGCAAGTAAAAAGGGCCATTAAGTTTGGTAAAAAAGTGTCCAGATACATCTAATAAGGAGGCGTCGAGATATGGCATTATCAAACACAGCCGTTCCAAAGTATTACGGCCAGTTTCGTGATGCCGTAATCAGAGGCGAAATACCAGTATGTAAAGAAATCTCTATGGAGATGAACCGAATAGACGACCTTATTGCTAATCCTGCTGTCTATTACGATGATCAGGCTGTTGAAGGTTTTATCGATTATTGTGAGAGTGAATTAACTCTAACTGACGGTGAAGATTTGAATCTACTGGATTCATTCAAACTGTGGGCAGAGGAGATATTCGGTTGGTATTACTTTGTTGAAAGAAGCGTGTATGAACCGTCTCCAGATGGTCATGGTGGACATTATGTTACAAAGTCGATAAAGAAGAGACTGATAAACAAACAGTATTTGATCGTGGCAAGAGGTGCCGCGAAATCAATGTATGGCTCTTGCATTCAGAACTTCTTTTTAAACGTCGATACTTCTACAACTCACCAAATTACTACGGCCCCTACAATGAAGCAAGCAGAAGAAGTTATGTCGCCAATTCGAACCGCTATAACCAGAGCTAGAGGGCCGCTTTATAAGTTCCTTACTGATGGCTCTTTACAGAATACTACAGGTTCAAAAGCGAACCGTGTAAAACTGGCATCTACTAAAAAGGGTGTCGAAAATTTCTTGACTGGTTCTTTGCTTGAGATTAGACCTATGAGTATTGATAAGCTCCAGGGTCTTAGATGTAAGATTGCTACTGTTGATGAATGGTTGTCTGGAGACATAAGAGAAGATGTCATCGGTGCAATAGAACAGGGCGCTTCTAAGAATGATGATTATCTCATCGTTGCTATAAGCTCAGAAGGTACGGTACGTAATGGAAGCGGCGATACAATCAAAATGGAGTTAATGGACATCCTTAAGGGCGAGTATATAAATCCGCATGTTTCGATTTGGTGGTACAAGCTCGATTCTATCGACGAGGTTGCGCATCCTGAGATGTGGGTAAAAGCTAATCCGAATCTCGGTAAGACAGTTACCTATGAGACTTATCAGTTAGACGTTGATAGAGCCGAGAATGCACCAGCGACTAGAAATGATATTTTGGCTAAGCGTTTTGGTATACCTATGGAGGGCTATACATATTACTTTACTTATGAAGAAACCCTTCCTCATCGCAAACGAGACTTTTGGAGAATGCCGTGCTCGATGGGAGCAGACCTCTCGCAGGGCGATGACTTCTGTGCATTTACATTTATGTTCCCGCTTGCTAGAGGTGAGTTTGGTGTTAAGACTCGAAACTATATAACCGAATTAACCCTCATGAAACTTCCGTCTGCTATGAGAAGCAAGTACGACGAGTTTATAAAAGAGGGCAGCTTGATAGTCATGCCTGGGACTATTCTTGACATGATGCAAGTTTATGAAGATCTGGATAATCATATAGCTCAGTGCGAGTATGATGTTCGATGCTTTGGATTCGACCCATATAATGCGAGGGAATTCGTAGAGAGATGGGAAAGAGAAAACGGACCATTCGGTATCGAAAAAGTTATACAGGGAGCTAAGACAGAGTCAGTTCCTTTGGGTGAACTTAAAAAGCTTGCTGAAGAAAGAATGCTTTTATTCGATGAAGAGCTTATGACTTTTGCGATGGGTAACTGCATTACTCTCGAAGATACCAACGGCAATAGAAAACTTTTAAAGAAGCGATATGATCAGAAGATAGATGCTGTTGCGGCTATGATGGATGCTTTTATCGCTTATAAGATTAACAGTGAAGCATTTGAGTAAGGAGGTGATATGATTTATGCACGATTACAACGAACTTTACCATCATGGAGTTAAAGGTATGAAGTGGGGAGTACGTAAGAAAACCTATAGCGATAAAGAGATCTCGGATTATAGAAAAAGAAAAATAGCAGAATCACCATCAAAGTCGGAATCTCCTAGAGGAGCTAATAAAGGTTGGTATAAAAATGCGCCTAAATCAACGCTCGTGAGACAGATGCGAACCGAAGAAAAAATGTTAATAAAAAACGAAAAAGCAATGAAAAAAGTAAAGAAGTCGGTAATTAAAGCCCAGGCTGATGCTAAAAAGTATGTCGATTTTGTAAATAGTCACACATACTCAGTAGCCGGTTCTAGTAATAAAATCTTTATAGATAACAAACGTCTGTACGATAAAGCTAAAAAATCAGAGAGAAAAACCAACCAACTAGTTTCTAAGATGAATAAAAAATATGGAAACGTTTCTACTATTATCGATAACGATACCGAAACTGGGAGAGCATATTGCGATATCATTTTTGGAAACAAAAAAGAAAGAATTTTCGCTTAATAGCAATACGATTCGAATAAGGAGGCTCACATATGTGGGAATATAATTATGTTTCTGATTCTTATGAGCTTTACCACCACGGTATTAAAGGTATGAAGTGGGGCGTTAGACGTTATCAGAATGCCGATGGTTCACTTACTGATGCTGGTAAGAAGAAATATGGTAAAATGTCCAATGACAAATTATCTAAGACATTAAAAAAGCAAGTACAAAAGCAAAGAGCAGAAATTCACGGCGGATCAAATCGCTGGATGAGTTATGCAGATATCGGAGAAAATTCGAAAAAAGCTATTGAAAAGTTTAGAAAAGACCACAATAAGTATAGAAACTCTGATGCTTATAAAAAAGCAGAAAAACAATTTATAGACTTAAACAAAAAGTATGACGCTGGAAAATTCGACGATGCCGAGTACGATGCCGAGTACAAAAAGATACAAAAATCAATATACAATCCTAAGTTTGATACAAGTGTAACATATACTAACGGTCGTAAATACGCAAAAGAATATGTAAACGGTTATGGTAAAGACATAACTGTCGGTTATCTACAGGATTTAGGGTATAATAAACAAGTATCTGAAGAGTTTGCAAAACGTATCATAAATTCAAATAGAAAAACGATATTCTAATGACAAAAATAAAAGAGCATGCATATTTGGCACACTCTTTTAATCCGTTAGTACATTATTTTTTTAATAATTTACCTATTTTGGCTAACGGTGCTTTCATATAAGGATCACCATATTTTGCTACTCTTTTTGCATAAGTTCTTTTTGTACAAGAAAACATATTCATAAATTCTTGTTCTGTAAGGATATTATACAAATTTTTAACATTTTTTGTAACCTTAGAATCAGAAGCATCAGCTATCAATTTTTTAGGTTGTATAAACAATTTAATGCACCTCCTTCATTAAAGGAGTTGCAAATAATGCGAATTAATATAAAGGAGGAGGAATTTTTATGTGGGAATACAATTATACACCGAGTCCCGACGAACTTTACCATTATGGTGTTCCAGGTATGAAGTGGGGACGAAGGAAAGCTAGAATTTACACTAACAAAATAAGAACTGCTAAAGAAAGCGCAAAAGAATGGAACGAGATTGGCAAGCGTAAATCAGCTAAGGCTCTTTCTAAGGGAAAGACCGAGAAGGCATCTAAAATAGAAGCAAAGTATAAAAACTATGCTAAAAAAGACAGAGAGGATGCTAAAAGATATTCGCAAAAACTTGCTGAAGAAAATCGACGTAATAAATTCAGAAAAGCTCGCGGAGATGTTTATAAAACGAGAAGTAAAGGTGCAAAAGTTGCTACTAATTTATTAGGAGGAGCATATGCTAATCGTACTTACAATAGCGTAATAGCTGCTGGAGGCTCAAAAGCTGGAGCAAGAGCTATAACGGCCGCAACTACTATACTTGGAGGTCCTGTTTCTCCTGCGGCTCATCTTGCAGTTTCTTCGTATTATACACGCCAAGCCGGCAAAAAGAAAACAGCTAAACAATACAGATGATTCTTTGCCTAATTAGTATACCAGAGAGGAGAAATTCAAAATGGAGCAAACACTTGGATCTAGGCTGAGACATGTCTGGAATGCTTTTCGGAATCGAGATCCCACGGAAGAGTTCAGAGATGTTGGGCAAGCATATTACTATCGTCCAGATAGAGTAAGACTTACTAGAGGAAACGAGCGTTCTATTGTCACATCCATCTATAATAGAATTGCAATCGACGTCGCATCTGTAGATATTAAGCATTGCCGACTGGACGATAATGGCCGATTTATATCAGAAATAGATTCCGGTCTTAATTCTTGCTTGACACTTGAAGCAAATCTAGACCAGACAGCGAGAGCGTTTAAGCAGGATATTGTCATGTCTATGTTCGACGAAGGATGCGTGGCAATAGTTCCGATTGACACAACACTCGATCCAAATAAAACCAGCTCATATGATATTTTGACAATGAGAACTGGTAAGATTCTGGAATGGTATCCTCAGCATGTAAAAGTAAGAGTTTACAATGAGAAGACTGGAAAGAAAGAAGACATAAAGGTTCCAAAAAGTACAGTCGGCATAATTGAGAATCCTCTCTACGCAATAATTAATGAGCCGAACTCAACAATGCAACGTCTCATAAGAAAACTTAGTTTGCTGGATATTACAGATGAACAAACTGCTTCAGGTAAACTGGACTTAATAATTCAGTTGCCTTATGTAATAAAAACAGAAGCAAGACGTCAGCAAGCTGAAAATAGGCGAAAAGACATCGAAATGCAGTTAGCAAGTTCTAAGTATGGTATCGCTTATACCGATGGTACTGAGCGTATCACACAGTTGAATCGCTCTGTCGAGAACAATCTATTGAAGCAGATCGAATCTCTAACGAGTACGCTATACAGCCAGTTAGGAATCACTCAGGCTATCTTAGATGGAACGGCAGACGAAAAGACAATGCTCAACTACAATAATCGAACAATTGAGCCAATTGTGTCAGCTATAGTTGACGAAATGAAACGAAAGTTTCTAACAAAAACTGCTCGGTCACAAAAGCAGTCAATCTTGTCATTTAGAGACCCGTTTAAACTTGTTCCGGTAAACAACATCGCGGATATTGCAGATAAGTTTACTAGAAACGAGGTGCTCACTTCGAACGAGATTAGGCAAATTATTGGATTTAAACCTTCTGATGATCCAAAGGCTGATGAGCTTATCAATAGCAATATATCTCAGCCGAATCAGGGAATGGAGATGCCATACGAAGATCCTTATGCTGAGGAACCTTATGCTGAGGAACCATATGACGATGAAGTTCCATATGAAGAAGAGACGGAAGATTCAATTCCATTAGGTCAAAGACCGTACAGTGAAATTGCTAAAAAATTCAATGAAGGAGGATAAAATCAAAATGGAAAGATTTGATTTTAGCGGATGGGCTACCAAAGCTAATCTCAAATGCTCTGATGGCAGAACCATCATGAAAGATGCATTTAAGCATAATGATGGGCAGACTGTTCCTCTTGTATGGAACCATCAGCACAACGATCCGAACGAAGTTCTAGGTCATGCTCTTCTTGAGAACCGAGACGAAGGCGTTTATGCCTATTGCACCTTCAACGATACTGAATCCGGAAAGACTGCAAAGCTGCTTGTTCAGCATGGAGATGTAAATGCACTCTCTATCTATGCAAACCAGCTTAAACAGAAGATGTCAAATGTGCTGCATGGAAACATTCGTGAAGTTAGTCTTGTTCTTGCTGGAGCTAACCCGGGAGCTTCTATCGATTCTATCATTATGCATGGTGAAGAATCGGATGAAGAGGCAATTATTTATACCGGAGAAGAGATTACTCTTGCTCATTCAAGCGATAATTCAACCGACGCTAAAGATAGCGAAGGAACTAAAAAGGAGGATAATAAAATGGCAGATGACATTAAGAAGACAGACGGCGAAGAGACCGTTGCTGATGTATTTAATACTCTCAGCGAAAAGCAGAAGACTGTGGTCTATGCAATGATCGGTCAGGCACTTGAAGATGCCGGTGTGACCGATGATGACGATGAAGATTATGAAGATGAAATGGGACATTCGGAAGGAGACGATTACATGAAAAGAAACGTATTTGACAACGATGAGCAGCAGGACGATGTTCTTTCTCATGCTGCAATGGAAACAATTATTGGTGATGCCAAGCGCTTCGGCAGCCTGAAGGAGAGCTTCCTTGCACATGCCGATGAGTACGGTATCGAGCAGATTGACTATCTGTTCCCCGAGGCGAAGACACTTAACAATCCGCCTGAGTTCATTAAGAGAGACACTGGTTGGGTTAGCACAGTTATGGGTGCTGTCCATCACACTCCGTTCTCTCGTATTAAGTCGGTATTCGCCAATATAACCGAGGATGAGGCTCGTGCAAAGGGTTACATTAAGGGTAACCTTAAGAAGGAGGAGGTCTTCTCGCTGCTTAAGAGAACTACCACTCCTACTACGATCTACAAAAAGCAGAAGCTTGATCGTGACGACGTCATTGACATCACCGATTTCGATGTTGTTGCTTGGCTGAAGTCTGAGATGCGTATTATGCTTGACGAGGAAATTGCTCGTGCGATCCTTATCGGTGACGGTCGCCTTTCTTCTAGCGATGACAAGATTAATGAGACAAACATTCGTCCCGTCGTTTCGGATGCTGAGCTTTATACAATTCGTCAGAAGGTCAGTGTTGCTGCTAATGCTACTGATGACGATAAGGCTAAGGCTATGATAAAGTCTGCTGTTAAGGCTCGTAAGAACTATAAGGGTTCTGGTAATCCGACTTTCTTCACTACTGAAGATTGGCTGACCAATGCGCTTCTTCTTGAGGACGCTCAGGGCCATCGTCTGTACAAGAATGATAGTGAAGTTGCTGCCGCTATGCGTGTCAGCAAGATTGTCACTGTTCCGGTTATGGAAGGCGTTAAGGGCCCTGAAGGTGGCGATCTTATCGGTATCATCGTTAACCTTGCAGACTATAATGTTGGCGCTGATAAGGGCGGTGCCGTCAACATGTTTGACGACTTCGACATCGATTACAACCAGCAGAAGTACCTGATTGAGACTCGTTGCTCTGGCGCGCTCATTAAGCCTTACTCCGCTATTGAGCTTGAGCTTGATGTCGCTGCTGGTTAATTTAGCTATTTAATTACAGGAGGTAATTTATAATGGATAAGATTTTTGATCAGGCAAAAGACAAGAACGTTGCAGCTCTTGTGATTTATGGAAAGGGCAGCGATAAGAAGGCATATACTGATTCCGCTTGCACTATCCAGTTTAAGACAAGTGAGCTTCAGGACGCTTTCCTTAAGCGCGCTGTTATCAAGATTGGCGAAGCTTATTTCGTTCCGACTGGTTTCGCTGTTTCGAGCAACATAGGAACAATTACTTATGCTAAGGCCGGCAGTTCCGAAGGCAGCGCAGCAACAGCTACTCTGGTCTCTGTTGCCGATTAAATAAATCGAGGTGAAAATTCAAAATGGCAAAATGGTTCGGTAAAATAGGTTTTGCTGAGACAAAAGAAACAAAGCCTGGAGTATGGGAAGAGATCATAACAGTACGAGAGTATTACGGAGACGTTACTCGAAATACTCGTAGGTTTCAATCATCTGAAAATCTCAATGATAATATAGTAGTTTCAAATGATATTTCTATTGTGGCCGATCCGTATGCCATTCAGAACTTTCATTCGATTCGTTACATTGAGTTTATGGGTACGAAATGGAAGATTGATAATGTCGAAGTTTCGTACCCGAGACTAATACTGACTTTGGGGGAGATTTATAATGTCTAGTAGGATTGAACTACAGGATGAGCTGGAAAATTTGCTCGGATCAAAAAACGTATATTATCAGCCTCCAGAGTCAGTAAAAATGGAATATCCAGCGATTGTCTATCGTCGCAGCAATATAAAGAACGACTTTGCTGATAATTTAGCATATAGGCAGTCGCATTCTTATGAGCTAATAGTGATTGATAAGAATCCCGATAGCGAGATCGTAGAATTAGTTTCAAAGTTACCGTCTTGCAGATATGATCGTCATTATACCGCGGATAATCTCAATCACGACGTATTCACTATATATTATTAAGGAGGAAAATTTAATGGCAAGACTTGTATGGGATCAGACCGGTGAGCATTTTTATGAAACCGGTGTAAAGCAGGGTGTTTTCTACCCCCAGACAAATGGCACATATACCAACGGTGTTGCTTGGAACGGCCTTACGGCTGTTACTGAAAGCCCGTCTGGAGCCGAGGCAACTGCACTTTATGCAGACGATATTAAGTATCTGAGCCTTTATTCAACAGAGGAGTTTGGCGCTACTATTGAGGCATATACTTATCCGGAGGAATTCGCTAAGTGCGACGGTTCGGCAGCGCTTGTTGACGGTGTTTATGTTGGTCAGCAGACTCGTAAGCCGTTTGGTCTGTGCTATAAGACTACTCTTGGCAACGATACTGATGGTAACGATCATGGCTATAAGCTTCATATTATTTATGGTGCAATGGCATCTCCTTCAGAGAAGGCATATGCTACTATAAATGATAGCCCCGAGGCAATAACATTCTCTTGGGAGCTTACAACTACTCCCGTTAGTGTTTCTGGCATGAAACCTACTGCTACAGTAGTTATCGATTCGACTAAGGCAGACGAAACAAAACTCGCTGCTCTTGAGGATATACTTTATGGCAAGAATCCGTCTACTAATGGCGGAAGTGATGGCGTAGAACCTCGCCTGCCTCTTCCGGATGAGATAAAGACTCTCATGACGGCAGCAGGCTAATAAAAACGAATTTATTTTATGGGAACCGTATTCAGGGATATTGGCTGGCGGTTCCCTCTTTTTAATTGAAAGGAGAAACTTATTATGCTTAAAAAGACTATTACTTACACTGATTATAACGGAGTTGAGAGAACCGAAGACTTCTGGTTTAATCTGTCAAAGGCTGAAATTATGGAGATGGAAATGAGCACTTCTGGAGGTCTCGCTGAGATGATTCAGAAGATTGTTGCAGCCCAGGATGCACCGGCTATAATTAAGGTTTTCAAAGATCTTGTGCTTAAGGCATATGGCGAGAAGAGCCCCGATGGCAAGAGATTCATAAAATCAGAGGAGATCGCTACTTCGTTCTCGCAGACAGAAGCGTACTCTAATCTATTCATGGAACTTGCTACGGATGCTGATGCAGCAGCTAAGTTTGTGAACGGTATTATTCCCCAGGCTGATAGGACTGCTAATACTGTTGCACCTGCTGCGAAGTAAAATATTAAATAGAAAACTAATGAGAGGCATGAGTTATGCTTGAAATTACTATACCAGCTACTGAGTTGTGGGATGAAAGAAATGAAGAATTCATTGCAACTAAAGAACAGACGTTGAGATTAGAGCATTCTCTTGTCTCTCTTTCAAAATGGGAATCAAAATGGTGCAAACCTTTTCTCTCAAAAACAAATAAAACGGATGAAGAAATGCTCGATTACGTCAGATGCATGACAATTACACAAAATGTCCCTGACGAAGTATATAGATGCTTAACGGATGATAACATCCGTAAAATTTATGAATATATAGATGCTCCGATGACTGCTACTTGGTTTAACGATAATAAGACCAAAGGAACAAGTAGAGAACAGACTACATCAGAGCTAATTTATTATTGGATGATAGCTTTAAACATTCCATTTGAATGCCAGAAATGGCATCTTAATCGTCTTCTTACTCTGATTAGAGTATGTAATATTAAGAATCAACCTCCTAAGAAGATGAGTAAAAGAGATATTATGAGTAGAAATGCGGCGCTTAATGCTGCTCGAAGAAACCAATTACACACGAAAGGATGAAACGGTCATGAGCGAAGAAATCAAGAATTCTGAAACTCAGGAAGAGTTTGCGGAAGAGATTTTTGAAGAAGAGCTGTCACCTGAAGCTCTTGAAGAACTTTCAAATAATAAAGGAGATGAGGACTAATGGGATTTTCTAATAGCCCCTTGGTTAATTATACCAGAATCTCGCCTAATAAGAATATAAATCGAAATCACAAAATTGATACGATTACAATTCATTGTGTCGTTGGTCAGTGTTCTGTCGAGACTATAGGAAATGTGTTTGCACCTAAAAGTAGACAGGCATCATCTAATTATGGAATAGGGCCGGATGGAAGAATAGGTATGTATGTTGAAGAGAAGGATCGTTCTTGGTGCTCTTCTTCAGCTTCTAACGATCATCGTGCTGTAACTATTGAGGTTGCTTCCGATAGGAAAGAGCCTTATGCAGTTACGGCTAAGGCTTATGCGTCGCTTATAAATCTTGTTGCTGATATATGTAAAAGAAATGGCATCAAAGAGCTTAAGTGGAAGGCTGACAAGTCTCTTATTGGCCAGGTCGATAAGCAGAATATGACGGTTCACAGATGGTTTTCTAATAAGTCATGCCCAGGTACTTATCTCTATAATCATATGGGCGATATAGCGGCAAAGGTAAATAAGAAACTCGGTGTAACAGGTCAGAAGACCGAACCCATAAAGGAAACCGCTTCCACTTCGAAGATAAAAGTAGGCAGCACAGTCAAAATCTCTAATGGAGCAACATATTACAACGGCAAGAAAGTCCCTGCCTGGGTAATTAAAAAGAACTGGATTGTCGATGAGGTTAAAGGAGACAGAGCCGTAATCGACAAGTCTGTCGACGGTGAAAACTCCATTTCCAGTGCAATTAATACAAAATTCCTTAGCGTAGTTAACACCACAGTTAAACCGGCAACAGCAAATTTTAAACCGTATGTTGTTAAGATAACTGCTTCGGCACTTAATATTCGTAAGGGTCCTGGCATGAATTACAATATCGTTGGATGCATAAGCGATCGTGGTGCATATACGATTGTCGATGAATCAGCTGGGTGGGGCAAGCTTAAATCCGGTGCTGGCTGGATTGCATTGAATTATACATCACGAGTTTAAGAGGTGCAGGTAATGATAAGTTTCAGACAAAAGGGTGACTTTTCTAACTTGACTCGTTATTTGGAGAGAGCAAAAAATGTCGTTAAAATTGGCGATCTTGACAAGTATGGTCGAGAGGGTGTAGCCGCCCTTGCGTCTGCGACACCTGTCGATTCTGGTTTAACCGCCAGTTCATGGTATTATAAGATCAAAAATCAAAATGGATCTGTAACTATATCTTTTTATAACTCAAATGTTAATAAAGGAGTTCCGATCGCTATAATTTTGCAATATGGTCATGGAACTCGAAATGGAGGCTGGGTAGAAGGAGTAGATTATATTAATCCTGCAATCCAGCCTATTTTTAATAGAATTGCCGACGCTGCGTGGAAGGAGGTAACCAAAGCATGAGTAAAACAATTGACCAAAAAGTTGTTGAAATGCGATTCGATAATGCTCAGTTTGAAAAGAATGTTTCAACCAGCATGTCAACTCTCGACAAACTAAAAAGAAGCTTGAAACTCGATGGCGCAGCTAAAGGTTTGGAAAGCGTCAACGCTGCTGCTAAAAACTTTGACGTATCAAACGTTAGCAATGGTGTCGAAACGATAAAAGCAAAATTCTCAGCATTGCAAGTTGTAGCCGCAACCGCTCTTGGTAATATTACTAATTCCGCAGTTAATGCTGGCAAAAGGATAGCTTCTGCTTTAACAATAGAACCGATAAAAGCGGGTTTCAATGAGTATGAAACTCAGATGAATTCCGTTCAGACTATTTTGGCTAACACCCAAAAAGAGGGTACAAATGTCAAGATTGTCAATAAAGCACTCGATGAACTTAATACTTATGCGGATAAGACGATATACAACTTCACAGAGATGACCCGTAATATTGGTACCTTTACTGCTGCAGGTGTTAAACTTAATACGTCAGTTAGTTCAATTAAGGGTATCGCAAACTTAGCAGCTGTCTCAGGTTCATCGTCCATGCAGGCATCTACAGCTATGTATCAGTTATCTCAGGCAATAGCATCTGGTACTGTTAGACTTATGGACTGGAACTCGGTTGTTAATGCTGGTATGGGTGGCCAGGTATTTCAGGATGCACTTATACGAACCTCAGAGCATTTGAAAACTGGAGCAAAAGCAGCTATTAAAGCAAATGGCTCCTTTAGAGAATCGTTGCAAACTGGATGGCTTACGACGGAAGTTCTTACTCAAACGCTTGATCAATTTGCAACGGCAGCTGATACGCAGGAAGAATATGAAGCTGCTATCAAAAAGTTTATTGATCAGGGATATACTGAAGAGCAAGCAAAGCAAATGGCTGATATGGCCAGAACTGCTGGAAATGCAGCTACAAAAGTTAAGACTTTTACACAGTTAATCGACACTTTAAAAGAGGCTCTAGGTTCTGGATGGACTACAACCTGGAGATTGATAATAGGTGACTTTGAAGAGGCTAAGGAACTTTGGACGTCCGTTTCTGATGTACTTAGCGAAATGATTAATAACTCGTCAGAAGCTCGTAATAAAATAGTCGGAGATTGGGCTAAAGGCGGAGGCCGAACAATGCTCATAGAATCTCTCAAGAATTCTTTTGAGGGTTTGATGAGTATTATAAAGCCAATTAAAGAGGCCTTTAGTGAGATATTTCCTCCGATTACAGCTAAACAGTTAATCGAAATCACAGAGCGTATTCGAGATCTTACTTCGAAGTTTAAATTAAATAACAAGCAATCTGCTAAACTCAAATCAACGTTTAAAGGCCTGTTCTCGGTTATTAAACTCGGTGTTAGCGTCGTGACAAAGATTGTTTCTGCAGTTGCTACGCTAGTCGGAAAGTTATTTGGCTTCACCGGTAGTGTTTTAAATATCACAGGATCTCTTGGAGATTTCATTAGTGGAATAGCTACATCAATAAGTAAAACCAATTTATTTGGTAAGTCTGTAGATAAAATAACCGGATTTCTCGGAAAAGCTATCGACAAAACAAAAGAGTTTACAGAAGCAATTACAAATAAAATAAAACTTCCTAACTACTTTGATAAATTTGTTAATGTTATTAAGAAAATTGGAGAAGTAATAAGTAAAGTTGCTAAGAAAGTATCATCTGTTGCCTCTGGAATCGGTAAAGCTATTTGGGATATTTTTTTAAATGGCGGACTCGATAATTTAGTAGGTCTCGTTAATGGAGGCATATTAACTTCTTTTCTTTTGGATCTTAAGAAATTTATAAAAGGATTGAAAGAAGCTAAGAAAGAAGCCGAAGATATCGGTAAAATAAAAGATGGCATAAAAAAAGTATTAGATGGCGTAAAAGATTGTCTTGAAGATTGGCAGAAAAATATAAAAGCCGGAACGATTCTTAAAATAGCAATTGCTGTAGCGGTCTTAGCAGCCGCTCTTCTCACTATATCTAAAGTTCCGGTAGAAAAATTAGGCCCATCTCTCGGTGCTGTAACAGCTCTTTTTGGAGAAACTCTTGGTGCTCTAGCGTTATTTGAGAAGATCAATGGCGAGTACAACGGTGCATATAAAGCTGTCGCTATTATAGTAGCGATGTCTCTGTCACTCCTGATTCTTGCTTCTGCTGTAAAGAAATTGTCTGATTTGGGCTGGGAAGGATTGGCCGAAGGCGTTATAGGCGTATCTGCTTTAATGTATGCACTTGTCGGTGCAGCTAAGCTTATGTCAAAAGGCGGAAAAGATATTTCTGAAGGTGCTTATCAGCTAGTCATAATGGCTGTAGCCCTTAAGATAATGGCATCAGTATGCAAAGATTTGTCTAAACTCAGTTTGGAAGATTTAGGAAAAGGCGTCTCTAGTGTAGCGGTTATATTACTCGAATTTGCCGGTTTTGCTGCGTTAATGGAGCGTATAGATACTGAGGAATTAATGAGGTCGGCATTCTCTCTTATTCTAATTGGTGTTGCCATGGAGATATTTGCTGACGCATGTACCAAATTTGGAAATATAGAATGGGTCGATTTAGGAAAAGCAGGCGCTGCTATAGCAGGCATTTTACTAATAGCTTCTGGATTCGGGAAACTATCTAAATATTCTGGCGATATAAAAAATAGCTCTATAGCGCTGATTCTTATCGGGGTAGCTATGGAGATATTTGCTGATGTATGCACCAAATTCGGACAGTTAGAATGGGAGCAGTTGGCAAAAGCAGGAGCTGCAATTGCTGGCATATTAATGCTCGTAAACGATTTTAATTCTATATCTGAAGAATCTGGCGATGATATTATAAAATCCGCAATAAGTCTTGCTATAATTGGAGTAGCTCTCGAAATACTTCAGGATGCTCTTGGCAAGATGGGGAATATTTCTTGGGAAGAATACGGCAAGCAAATGGCTGTTCTTGGTGGATCTTTGATTATATTGTCATATGCTTTAGATGCTATGAAGGATTCTATTAAAGGTGCCGCCGCTCTGATAATTGCATCTGCTGCTTTAGCTATATTAGCTGGAGTGCTTGCAATTCTAGGTGTCATGAGTTGGGGTTCTATAATAAAAGGACTCGTTGCGATAGCAGGAACATTAGCAATTCTTGGTGTAGCCGGATATCTTCTTGAACCGGTAGTTCCTGTCATTGTTTCTCTTACCGGAGCCGTCGCGTTGTTTGGTCTTGGCTGTTTAGCTGCTGGAGCTGGTGTAGTAATATTGTCGGCAGGTTTAACTGCTTTATCAGGAGCATTAGTAGCGGCAGCGACTGGTATAATTTCTGCGTTAACAATTATAGTTGTCGGGATTTTTAAAATTATACCGTCAATAATAGAGGTACTTACAGATACAATTGTTGTAATATGCGAGGTCATAACTCGTAGTGCTTCTGCAATCGGCAAAGCATTGAAGACGCTTATTCTCGTGCTAGTTGATGTAATTGTCGAGTGTGTGCCGGCAATAGCTCTCGGAGCACTAAAATTGATACTCGGTGTATTGGAATCGCTTGCTAAATATACTCCGAAGATAATAGATTTGCTATTTAAGTTTTTAATCGGAGTACTTGAAGGAATCGCTAAGAATCTTCCTCAACTTATTAAAGCCGCTGTCGACGTATTTATGTCATTTTTCTCTGGTGTTGTAGAAGCGCTTAAGAAAATAGATAAAGAAACTCTTATAAAAGGAATAGCCGCTGTTGGTATATTAGCAGCTTTGATGACATCTCTTGCGGCAACAGCATTGCTTGCTCCGGCCGCCATGATCGGAGTATTTGCGATGGGCACTATTGTAGCAGAATTGGCGTTTGTTTTGGCTACTCTCGGTGGATTGGCTCAGATACCAGGCTTAGAATGGTTCATTTCTCAAGGCGGAAACCTGTTGCAAAAAATAGGTACCGCTATCGGACAGTTTATCGGAGGTCTCATAGGTGGTATATCAAAAGGAATAGCCAGTTCACTTCCGGAAATAGCAACTGATTTGTCGAAGTTTATGGTTAACCTTACGCCATTTATAGTTGGCGCAAAGATGATCGACGCATCAGTACTTGAAAATGTTGGTACTCTTGCTAAAGTAATACTTCTTCTTACAGCTGCGGATATTGTTAACGGCATTGCTTCGTTTATAAGCGGAGGATCGTCGTTAGCAGGCTTTGCAGAGCAGCTGGTTCCGTTTGGCGAGGGAATGAAGAAATATGCTGCTGCTGTTAGTGGTATAAATGCTTCTGATATTCAAGCATCTGCAAATGCGGCTAAATATATTTCTGATGTAGCAAACGCTATTCCTAAAAGCGGTGGCTTAGCCAAGTTGATATTTGGAGGCAACGATCTCGGAGATTTTGCGACTAAACTTACTGACTTCGGCAGTGCTCTGAAGGGGTATGGTGAAGCTGTAACAGGCTTAAATGTAGAAGGAATTGCAAATTCAGTTATAGTTGCAAAAGGTTTGTCTGATGTAGCAAACGCTCTTCCAGAAACAGGTGTCATGCAGACATTATTTGGATCAAAGAATATTAGCTCATTTGGCAATAAGATCGCAAAGTTCGGCGAAAGTATGAAAAAATACAGCGAATCTGTTTCCGGAATAAACGCTACAAGTATTACAGCTTCAGCAACAGCATTTAAGTCGCTTGTTAGCTTAGCTAAAGAATCAGAAGGAGTCGATTTCGGAAATCTGAAATCGCTCGGAAAGAACCTTAAAAGTATAAGTAAATCGGCTGTTGATAAATTCATAAGTGCGTTTAGTGATTCGAGTTCGAAGGTATCTTCTGCCGGTAGTAAAATGACTGATTCTTTCATCAAGGGAGTTGAATCAAAAGAGTCGTTGCTTGTCGGCGTTGGAAAAAATATGGCAAGCAAATTTGCATCAGGCATATCACAAAACACGAAAGCCATAAAAGACAGCTTTTCTGCAGTTCTTAAAGCTGCGATATCATTGATAAAGTCTTATTACTCTCAGTTCCGTGAAGCTGGTAAGTATGCTGTTGATGGTTTTGCGGATGGTATTAGTGCTAATACCTACAAAGCTAGAGCTAAAGCTAAAGCGATGGCCGACGCTGCTTCAGAAGCAGCAGCAAAAGCTCTTGACGAGCGTTCGCCGTCGAAGGTGTTTTATGGAATTGGTGATTATGCAGGCGTTGCGTTTGTGAATGCACTTAAAGACCATACGACAAAAGCATATAAAGCAAGTTTCGAAATGGCATCTAAAGCTAAATATGGTTTGAGTGATGCTGTAGCTAAGATTTCAGACGTTATCAATTCTGATATTGATGCACAGCCGACTATCAGGCCGGTTCTTGATCTCAGTGATGTTAGAGCCGGAGCCAGTTCAATAAGTAGAATGTTTGGTGCCAATCCGTCTGTTGGCGTAATGTCAAATGTACGGGCAATTACTTCAATGATGAATGGAAATCAAAATGGAGGTAACGACGACGTTATTTCCGCAATAAAAGATCTAGGTAATAAGATATCTGGCAAGACTGGTGACACATATCAGATTAACGGAATTACTTATAATGATGATAGTAACGTTTCTGATGCTGTGGCTACTCTTGTTAGAGCCGTTAGAGTTGAAAGGAGGAGATAAGTTTGCCAACTGTTTCTGGGTTAACTATAAAAAAGCAAACCGGTACTGATGGTGCCTATTATGCAACATGGACATTTAGTGGCCAAGGAAAGGCTACAACATCTTCTTCTGGTGCGATAAAAGCCGGAAACCTAGTATCAATAAAGTCGGAGGCGACAAAGTATTACAACGGAGTCGCCATCCCGGCTTGGGTTAAAAAAGAGAAATGGTACGTTACACAGGTTAAAGGTGACAGAGCCGTTCTCGGAAAGTGCCAGAAAGGCGATCATAATATTCAAAGCGCCATCGCTGTTAAGTATTTATCTGGCGGAACTGGTTCGTCTACTTCAACTTCATCTGGTAGTGAAGACAAACTCGACTTTTACAGAGTAACGTGGTATTACGATACCGGTGATTCTGTATGGTTTAAAGCCAGCACGTCTGAAATAAAAGAAAAGCAGTCAACTTATAGCCCCCCATCAAATGCTATAAGAATTTGTCTTGGTGTAAAACCGGTGTCAAAGACATATACTACAGGCTCAAATAACAAGACGGCTTATTATTGGACCGGAACTGAAGCATGGGCTAGCTATGCTATTTCAGCGACGCAAATTCCGGATAAGCCGCCTGTGCCTACTGTCGAAATTGAAAAGTATAAGCTTACGGCATCAGTGGACAACATATCAGATTCGAAGGTCGCAGATATAGAGTTCCAAGTATATAACGGAACAAAACTTATAAATAGCGGAACAGCTCCTGTTTTGGCTTGCCAAGCGTCGTTTACTTGCGGAGTCGATGCAGGTGGCGAGTATAGAGTTAGATGTCGAGCTATTGGAATTGCTGGAACAGCTAAGGCTTACAGCGAATGGTCTGATTTCTCTAGTTCTAATAAAGCGATACCGTCTCCTCCAAAGGGAATAACGATATGCCGAGCCAGTTCAGAAACTTCTGTATATTTGGAATGGACTGCGGTAAGTACTGCTAAGACATACGACATTGAATATACAACAAAGAAAAAATATTTTGACGGTTCGGATCAGACGACCACAGTTACCGGAATCGAGTTTACTCACTATGAAAAGACGGGCCTCACATCTGGTCAGGAATATTTCTTCAGAGTGCGTTCTGTCAATGAAAAAGGTGAATCGACATGGTCGCCTATAGCCTCAACCATAGTAGGTAAAGCTCCTTCAGCTCCTACTACTTGGTCATCGACTACAACAGCTATTGTTGGCGATCCTTTGAACTTATATTGGGTTCATAATTCAGAAGATGGGTCTAGTCAGACATATGCAGAGCTAGAGATATATTTCAATAATACGAAATATACCTACACAATAAAGAATACGACTGATCCTGACTTAAAAGATAAAACAAGTTCATATTCTGTGGACACGTCAACATATTCAGAAGGGACTAAGATAAAGTGGCGAGTTCGAACAGCTGGCGTTACTAAAAAATATGGCGATTGGTCTGTTCAGAGAACAATTGACGTTTATGCGACACCAACTCTTGCACTAAGTGTTATAAATAGTGCTGGAGCAGCCATAAGTACTCTAACCACATTCCCGTTTTATGTTTCGGCATTGGCTGGACCTAATACTCAAGCACCAATAGGTTACTATGTATCTATTGCATCGAACCAGGCGTATGAGACTGTCGATAACATTGGAAATCCTAAAACGGTTAATGAAGGCGAAGAAGTATATTCTAAATATTTTGACACATCAGATGCTTTGATGGTTGAATTGTCAGCTGGAAATGTCGATTTAGCTAACGGAATGGAATATAAAATAACGTGTGTTGTTTCTATGAATTCTGGATTAACAGCAGAAGCAAGCGCAACAATATCTGTGTCTTGGGCCGAGGTTTCATATGAACCAGATGCAGCAGTATCGATCGACGACGAAGCATATGTTGCTTATATTACTCCGTGCTGTAAAGATGAAAACGACGATTTTATAGAAGGAGTCACGCTTTCTGTCTATCGTAGAGAATTCGATGGATCATTCACAGAGCTTGCTACTGGGCTTGATAATGTGAAAAATGTGTCTATAACTGATCCTCATCCGTCACTCGATTATGCTCGCTATAGAGTAGTAGCGACTACTACGTCAACCGGAACAGTAAGTTATTACGATCTTCCCGGATTTCCTGTTGGATGCAATTCAGTTATAATTCAATGGGACGATGACTGGTCAGACTTTGATGTTAGCGAAGATGACTTACCAACAGAGCCGACATGGACAGGATCGATGCTTAAATTACCGTATAACATAGATGTGTCCGATAGTAATTCTATTGATGTTTCTCTTGTTGAGTATATAGGCCGAAAGCATCCTGTAAGTTATTACGGATCTCAGTTAGGAGTCACATCAACATGGAATGTTGAGATACCAAAATATGATAAGGAAACTCTCTATGCTATTCGTCGTCTGGCAATGTGGACGGGTGACGTTTACGTTAGAGAACCTTCTGGAAGCGGATATTGGGCTAATATTTCAGTTTCCTACAGTCAGAAGCATCTCGACTTGACAATACCAATTTCTTTTAACGTAACAAGAGTCGAAGGAGGCGCATAATATGCCCGATTGGACTAAATCTATGGAACAGACATTCGAATATTATATTGTAGATCCAGGAACTTGGATGGACAGTAAGCGTTTGACCACTGTTAAGTCGTCGTCTATTTCCAGAGATATCGAAGCAGACACTCTCGGATCTGCAACGATTGATATAACGAATTCTGTTGGAGAATGCTATATAAGAATCTATCTTATAACGATTCAAAATGGATTAAAAGAGAAGCATCCTTTGGGTACGTTTTTAGTTCAGACACCTTCGTCAACTTTTACAGGAAAGACTCTAGACGTATCTATGGATGCTTATACTCCTTTACTCGAATTGAAAGAAAATCCACCTCCTTTAGGTTATTATGTTGGCAAGAATGAAAATATCATGCAGAATGCCTATATGATAACCAGAGATCATGTCAGAGCTCCTGTCGTTGAACCAGCGAGCTCTGATAAGCTCTTTAGAGATTTTGTTGCAGATACAAGTGATACTTGGCTGACATATGTTAGAGATCTTATTTCAAATGCGAAATATAGATTTGATCTTGATGAGTTAGGTAGAATACTGTTTGCCCCAAAACAGGAAACAGCATCTCTTCAGCCTGTATGGGAGTATAATGACGACAACAGTTCAATATTATATCCAGAATTGACAATGAACCATGATCTGTATGGAATTCCGAATGTCGTCGAAGTGATATATTCGAGCGGAAACGACTACTATGAAACTAGAGTTGTTAATAACGATTCTAATAGTCCGATTTCTGTAGAGAATCGTGGAAGAGAAATTATTCATAGGGTAAATAATCCAGATCTTATAGGAGATCCTACCGAGAACCAAATAAAAGAGTATGCCGAAAGTCTATTAAAAGAGCTTTCTTCTTTAGAGTATACCATTTCTTATACTCACGCTTATTGTCCGGTTAGAATTGGAGATTGTGTCCGACTAAATTATTCAAGAGCTGGATTAACTAACATTAAAGCGAGAGTAATAAGCCAGACGATTAAGTGTGAACCTGGATGTCCGGTTACTGAAAAAGCGATATTTACTACTAAATTGTGGGGGTGATATTTTCTATGGCTTTATCAAATGAACTTATATCTCAGTTTGCAAAAATTACAACAGAAAAAGAAGAGACTAAAACAGAAGAAGTTGTTTATGGAACAACTGTAAGTTATAACGACACGGTTTATGTCAAACTTGACGGATCTGATAGACTTACTCCCATAACGTCTACAACTGTTGTTAAGCCTGACGAAAGAGTTACAGTTATGATCAAAGATCATTCTGCGATTGTCACAGGAAATATATCATCCCCTTCCGCTAGAAATAGCGATGTAGAGGAATTGGGTACTCAGATATCTGAGTTCGATACGATAATTGCAAATAAAGTTGACACAGAAGAACTTAATGCAACAAACGCTAGAATTGATACTCTAAATACCGATACTGTCAACATAAGAAAAGATCTTAATGCTGCTAATGCAAATATTGAGACATTGACAGCTGATAATGTAACTATCAATGAAACATTAAACGCGCAGTCTGCTAGCATTGATAATCTCGAAGCAAATAAGCTAAGTGTTGAAGTTGCCGATGCAAAATATGCTACTATAGAGAATCTAGAAGCTACAAACGTCAGCGTTAATAATTTATCTGGTACTTATGCCGATTTCAAGAATACGACTACCACTAAATTAGCAGCAGTGGATGCTTCTATTGAGAACTTGGAAACTAATAAATTATCTGCCGCTTCTGCAGATCTTAAGTACGCCAATATTGATTTCTCGAATATCGGACAGGCTGCAATAGAAGAGTTCTACGCTAAATCCGGTATAATAAAAGATCTTACAATCGAAGGCGGAACTATTACCGGTGAATTAGTTGGTGTCACAATTAAGGGCGACTTGATTGAGGGAGGTACTGTCGTAGCAGATAAGCTTGTAGTAAAAGGTGAAAACGGCTTATATTACAAGCTGAATACGGACGGTGTTACAACTGAAGCTCAGCAGACAGAGTACAACAGTCTTAATGGTAGTGTCATAACAGCTAAGTCAATAGCTGCTACAAAGATTAGTGTTACAGATCTTGTTGCATTTGATGCTACTATCGGCGGCTTTAAAATTACCGAAAATTCCATATATTCTGGTACTAAGGAATCGGCTTCTAATACCACTAGAGGTATATATTTGGATAATGACGGTCAAGCTGTTTTTGGCGATGCCAGTAACTATCTAAAATATTATAAGGACACCGATAATACTTATAAACTCGCTATTTCGGCGAGCAGCATATATTTAAGTGCTAGCAATAAAGATGTTGGTACAATGGTCACCGAAGCTAATGCAAACGCAGCAGCGGCAAAGGACTCTGTAGATAATCTTCAAATTGGCGGACGAAATCTAATTAAAAAAAGTAATGTTGAACATGTATCAAGTGAATATAAAATTGTAACATATAAACCAACGTCATATTTAGTAGCTGGAGAAACATATACAATGAGTTTATGTGTAACTCCGGCAGAAAATGTTACAAATTTGATACCTTATGTAAGTGGAGCATATACGCCTCTTGTAACGTTAGTTCCTAATGGAACAACTAAGCAAATTATCTCAGGGACATTTACTGCTTCTTATTATGACGGAAGAACGCCAGAAGATAATGCTGCATATGGAAATATTGATATTTATAGATTACCTAACAATGGTACAGTCACTGGTGAAACAACGATTCATTGGATCAAGGTAGAGAAGGGTAATAAACCAACGGACTGGACTCCTGCTCCTGAAGACGTCGATAATAAAATTGATTCAACGGCGGATGACTTAGAGCTTTCTATAGCAAGTCAGTCAGCATCAATTACGAACGACGTACATGGTATTGTTCTCAATGCCTTAGAGGATTATGTCGAAAAGGACGAGTATAACACTTATAAGAGCTCGACAAAAAGTCAGTTAGAAGTTCTCTCTGATCAGATAGAAATGAATTTTACATCGACCAATTCATCAATAGAAACAGTTGACGGAAAAGTCGATACTAAATTTGAAGAGCTTACTAAGTATATTCGATTTAGTACAGATGGAATCGAAATCGGAAAAGACGAAAATAGTCTTAAATTAAAACTCGATAATGATATGATACAGTTTACGAAAAATGGAACTCCTATCGGATGGTGGGATGGAAACGATTTTCATACTGGTAATATTGTTGTCGAAGTTAATGAGCGAGCCCAGTTTGGTAACTTTGCATTCACTCCCAGAAGTGATGGATCACTGATGCTATTAAAGGTTAAGGAGGCATAAAATATGGCGCTAAGCGGAACTGTTAAAACAAATGCGGATAGCAACGGTCGATATTATCAGCTGTCGTGGACTGCAACTCAGTCTACAGCGAATAATACGTCTACGATTTCCTGGACCTTATCGGCGCAAGGATATAGCGGAGGTTGGCTTGCTGAACGTACTCTTTACGTTATCATTGATGGTGCAACGGTCTATAACAAGAGTGATCGTGTAGAGAGAAAGGTAGGAACCATAAAAACTGGAACTAAAACTATTACGCACAATAGTAATGGTTCTAGGTCCTTTACAATTACTCTTGGTGCTGCTGTTTATGGCACGTCTGTAAACTGTAAAGGCTCTGGGACATTCGCTCTAAATACAATCGGACGAGCGTCTACATTAAACGTTAGTGGCGGAACACTAGGGGTGGCTCAGACAATAACCGCTGATAGGAAAGTTTCAAGTTTTACGCATACATTAACATGGGAGTGCGGTTCATATTCCGGTACAATTGCTACTAAATCGACGGCAACGTCATGGTCGTTTACTCCTCCGTTAGAATTAGCCAATACTGCTACACAACTCTTTCCAGCGGGTGTGTATTTTAAATTGACCACATACAATGGATCAACCGTTGTTGGAACTTCTGATCAAACTGTTGTCATGAAGATACCAACATCAATAAAGCCTGCGTGCACCGTGAATATAACCGATCCAACTGGATATTCGGCTACATACGGTGGTTACGTTCAGAATAAGTCAAAAATGAAAATCACGGTCACTGCGACGCCAGCATATGGTTCTCCGATTACGGGTTACAGTATTATTGCAAATGGAAATACATATAGTGATAATCCAGCAACCACTGGTGTTATTACTGCTTCCGGTACAAATACTATTATTGGTAAAGCGACTGATAAACGTAATAGAACGGGGTCAGCAACTACTACTATAAATGTTCTTGCATATAGCTCTCCTAAAATAACATTTACTATGCACCGATGTGATCAAGACGGTACAGAAAATATGACAGGGTCCTACTGTAAAGTTTCATATAAAGCAGTAATAACGTCATTGTCAAATAAAAACTCGAAGTCTATTAAGCTACGATATAAAAAAACGAGTGATACGACATACACGTTTCGAACAATTAATATGGGATCCTATACTCAAGAAGGATCAGAGATATTTTCTGCAGAAGATGGAAGCTCATACAATGTACAGATGCAAGCAATTGACTCTTTCGAGACGTCTACAACTACTGCTGAACTTTCGACCGGCTTTTCGATTATGCATATTGCGGCATCCGGAAAAGGACTTGCCATTGGTAAGATAAGCCAGGCTGATGAGTTTGAAGTTGGCATGGATGCAAATTTTTATAGTGGTGCTCATTTTAATAAAGGATTTACAGAGGATATTCCTCTCATTGCAGATAGCGATTGCAATAATATAATTACTAGTGGCCATTATTATGCTTATGAAAACACGACTAATAAGCCAGAAAATAAAAATGGATGGTTAACAGTGAAGGCGTATCAAGCTGGTAGTTACTGGTGCCATCAAGAATTCATAACATACGATGGACATCGATATTTTCGTCATAAATCTTCTGGAACATGGGGAAATTGGATAAGTCTCGATGAGGATTATATTATAGCAAATGCTAAGAGCGGAGATTGGGATTATAGGAAATGGAATAATGGCAATATCGAATTGTGGTGTGTCAAGACTTTAACGTCCGCTATTAACGATCAATATACCAATTCTTCAATGTATTTTAAGAATTCAAGTATTGACTTTCCTAGCGGTCTAATAGCCAATGTCAAGAATGTGCAATTAACTATTAACGGAAATGGTCTAAAAATGGTGCAAGCATATACAGTTAATACGAATCATATTTTATTTCGTGTTTTGGCGCCAAAGAAAGAAGTCTCTGGAACGATGTATGTGCATGCGTATGTTATAGGTACTTGGAAATAAAGGGGTGAACAAACTAGTGGACTGGGCAACTATTGTAGTAGGAGTTTTAGCATTTATAGGCACTCTTGTTGGTGCATATTGTTCGAATAATAAAACAGTTGCGCTTGTTACTTATCGATTACAGGCACTAGAAAAGAAAGTAGAACAACACAACAAAGTAGTAGAAAGAATGTCTGTAGCCGAAAATGAGATTAAAGCAATTAAAAAAGAGATGGAAAAAGTAGAAGTAGAAGTACATGACATTGACAACAAATAAGGAGGATTTAAGTATGGATAAGAAAATAGATGTTAATCTTATCGTTAGAACTATAGTTAGTATTATAGCTCTTATAAATTTCATAGCTGCTCAGAGGGGCTTTAATCCGCTCAATATAGACGAACAGTCAATATATGTTGTTGTTTCAACAATCGTAGCTATAATTACTTGGGCATGGGGTTTCTGGAAGAATAATAACTTCACCGATGCTGCTAAGCAGGGACAGGAACTCATTGACAAGCTGAAAGCTGAAAAGAAAGAAAATAAGGGTTAATCAACTCTAAAACGCATTTTGCATGTATTTCTTTTTCTAACGATCTCTAGAAGCGTCTTTTGTCTTAGGCATATTCTGTCTGGTCAATAGGCGCTTCTTTCATCTTCGCGATTTATACTTTGTCTATTTTTTTTTTCAAATTCTCAATCAAATTCGCGAAAATTACATTCCATATTATGAAGAGAAAGTTAGGATAAAACCGGAACGGTCGTATACAGACATGTATGAATCCGTGTAATAAAGTGGATAAACCGGTTGGTGTCGTATGTAGGTATGCATGAATCACCATTCTCTTTTATATTTTTCCGCGAAAATCACATATCCTATTATGAAGAGGAAACTCTAATATATTTTTAAAGGATGGATAGATTATGGAAAACAGAACAGTTCAAATCGAAGGTTTATTACTTACAGGTAAAAGTGCGAGTATTATTTCCAGCTTGGCAATAGTCGGAGCTGCAAGTATTATTGGCGGGTTTACTTATGTAACTTATAAACTCGGTCAAAGATCTGCTGAAAAGAAAAGTCTGAAAGATTCAATTAAAAAATTTATAGAGTTATTCGAGAAGTAAAAAGATTGAGCCAACTATGGCTCTTTCTTTTTTAATTCGGTTTTCATTTTCCGTACACAGATAACGGAATTTGTTTATATTTTTCTAAAGGATTTTAGAAAGGAGGAAGCAAAATGGAATATTTATTTGCTGTCGTAGGTGTACTTGTCGGGTCGATTATTTCAAACATTATATTTTCTATTCGATACCGTAAGGCTGGAACTCTTAGGATCGATCATTCAAATCCTGAGAAGGATGTCTACAGAATAGAAATAGACGATCTTGACGGATTATCTAAGAAAAAGCATGTCATCCTCAAAGTGGACAATAACGCAATCCTTTCGCAGAAATAACAGATCCTATTATGGAACATATTAGTTCACACAATTTTGAAAGGAGAAATGCAAAATGAGCATTCCAACATTGTTAGAAGTAGAAATCGAGGATCAGTTCGAGCATTTAAGTAAGGTGGAGTTCGGATCTGAACAGTACAAAGCAGGGGTAGATGGACTTACCAAGCTTCTTGACAGATCTATGGAGATGAACAAACTCGAATATGAGGCTGAGGAAGGACGAAAGAATCGAGAAATCGATAATGAGTTCAAACAGAAGCAAATGGACGAGGAGAAAAAATCTCGATGGGTTCAGCATGCGATAAGCGTGGCAAGTATAATATTGCCAATAGCGGCAGCTGTTTGGGGAACGAAAGCATCATTTAAATTCGAAGAGACCGGAACAGTAACGACAATAATGGGAAGAGGCTGGATTAACAAACTACTTCCAAAGAAGTGAGGAACTTAATGTGCCAGGGGAGGAGATTATGGAAACATATTCTCTTCCTCTTTATATTTAAATTCGCAAAAAATACAATCGCTATTATGAAGGAGGTGAAATGCTTTATGCAAAAGCTTAATATCGATTTTGTCAAAGTATTGGGATATTTGGGAGCTGGACTTAGTGTGGCCGCAACGGTCGTATCAGGTATAGCTCAGAAAAAGTCAATGAATGAGACAATCGCAAAAGAAGTTGCAGAAGCAATGAAAAACCATCAGTAAAATAGGAGAGGCTCAAAAGGCCTCTTTTATTTTTAATAGCGAATCTTAAAGGAGAAAACAAATGGGTAAAGAAAATTTAACAAACGTCATTAAGAATATTCAGACGACATTAGCAAAGCATAGTCCTGAAATTCTTACTGGTCTCGGAATTGCTGGTATGGTGTCGACTACAGTTCTTGCTGTAAAGGCGACTCCGAAAGCTCTTAGGTTGATAGAAAATGCTGAAAATGAATTGTCAAATGAGCGTTGCGAAGATGTTAAACTTAAGGTGCTTGATATAGTAAAACTTGTATGGCCTTGTTACATACCAGCAGTTATAACTTGCGGAGTATCGATCGCTTGCCTTATAGGAGGAACTACAGTAAATGTTAAACGAACTGCTGCTCTGGCAACTGCCTACAAAATTTCCGAGACAGCACTTAGCGAATATAAAGACGCTGTTGTCGAGACAATTGGAGAGAAAAAAGAGAAGGTTGTTAAGGACAAAGTTGCTGAAAAGAAGATTAAGAAAAACCCAGTCGGCAATAGTGAGGTCATCATAACAAAGAAAGGCGAAACTCTTTGCTATGATGGAGCGTTCGGACGATATTTTAAGTCTGATATTGACACTATTAAGAAGGCCGTAAATGTTATCAACCGAAACATTATTACGGATATGTATGCTTCATTGAATGACTTTTATGACCTTATAGGTCTGAAACCTATCAATGTCGGATACGATCTTGGTTGGAACATTGACGATGGAGAAATTGATATTTACTTTAGCTCGCAATTGGCAGAAGATGGCACGCCATGTCTTGTAATTGACTACAGCGTTGCGCCAAAATGTGATTTCTCAAGTTTTATGTAAAAAGACGCGAAAAAAACATTGCGTATTATGAAGAACGTACCACGTTTTTCGATATTTTGTAAAGGAGAGACTTTATCATGGAAGAAATCAAAAACGAGAACGAGAACGTAAACGACATCGAGGAAATCGAAGAGGTTGAAACTGCGCCTGAAGGTTCAGGAGTTATTGAGGTCGCAGCAATCGTCGTCGGAGCTGTTGTTGCTGTAGGAGCGGGCATTGGAGCCCTCATCTACAAGAACAGAGAAAAGATTGACGAATGGCGCATCAACAAACTTAGAAAAAAGGGCTATATGATCTCTAAAATCGAAGATGACAAATGCGTCGATATCGAAGATTCCGATGAAGTAGAAGAAGCGGAGTAAAGAAAAACATAAGTTCTAAAAAGGGTAAGTACCTGTAACAGGGTGCTTTCCCTTTTCCTTTTTATAAGGAGAAAAGTATGGATATTTCTTATGAAGGCTATCTCACGCCAAATTGTATCGGTTGTAGACATTGGATGGACGGAAGTAAGTACGATTTAGGTTGTGGACATCCAACTGGTGATTGCCGATATTTGAAGACAGATAAAACTAAAAGAAATCATTTATATTACTATGATGGTCCAGTAATGAGGTTTGACGACTGTTTGGTTAGGTCTTGGAACGGAACCACCAGTGCTGTCTCTAAGGAGAAAGCGAGAGCAAATCTTACCTATCAATGGAAAATTGCTCATGGATATTCTCCAAGGTCTAAAATCACATTACCTGGAACACTAATATTAATAGATTGAAAGGAGTAAACTGACAGTGGAAGACTATAAGCCTAATTCACACAGGTCAAAAGAAAAGGCAGCAGCTGCAGCAAAAACTGAGAAAAAGGTTGAAAAAGTTGTTAATGGAACTGTAAAAACCAAGAAGAAATCTGAGATGAATAAACTCAAAGACTTATTTATTTCAGAAGATGCGGCAAATGTCAAGTCTTATATTCTCATGGACGTTCTTGTACCTGCTGTGAAGAAAGCAATCTCGGATATTGTTACGGACGGAGTTTCGATGATTCTGTTCGGAACTACCGGAAATAGGTCAAGTAGAGGCAATAGTTCGTTTATATCTTATGACAAATTTTCTCGAAGAGAAGATGATCGTCGATATGGAAGCGCTCGGACAAGATCCGGATATAATTTCGATGATATTTATCTCGAAAGCAGAGGCGAAGCAGAGGAAGTTCTGTCGAGAATGGACGAGCTTATTGACATGTACGGTGTAGTTTCTGTAGCAGATCTTTATGATCTGGTTGGAATAACTGGAAATTATACAGATAATAAATATGGTTGGACAAATATTCGTAATGCAGAACCGGTAAGAGCTATGGGCGGCGGTTATATGCTTAAACTGCCTAAGGCATTACCTATTAATTAAAGGGGGATATTTATGGACATAAATAAAGTAGATCCTATGGTAGAGCATCCGTCTCATTATATTTCTGAAACTGGACTTGAGACGATTGATGTAATAGAGGCGTTTACATTTGATCTCAAGGGAATAGAAGCAACCGATACAGGCAATATTATTAAGTATATTTGCCGTTGGAAACAGAAGAACGGACTTCAGGATCTGAAGAAGGCAATGTGGTACTTAAATCATCTTATTAATCATGTCGAAAAAATGGAAAAGGAGAACGACTAATTATGAAAAAGTTCGAAATCACTAAAAATATGACAAGAGCGTTTGGCAAGGCCGGACTTACTTGTAAGAAGTATGCCCCTGAAGCTCTTGTAATAGCGGGTATCGTAGGCGTCGTGACAAGTGCTGTCATGGCATGTAAAGCGACAACCAAGGTAAACGATATTATAGAAGAGACTAAAGAGAACACGCATGATCTTCATCTTGTAGCCACTGCAGCTGGTCTAAAAGAGGCTACAGACGAGTTCTCGAATGAAGATATTCGAAAGATTGATATTCTTTCTGCAAAAGAGGACGTCAAGAACTACACTGCACAGGACCTTAAGAAAGACACGACCATTATATATACTCAGACTGCTGTTAAGTTTATAAAGCTTTATGGTCCTTCTGTAGTACTTGGCGCTCTGTCTATAACTAGCATACTCGCGTCTAACAATATTCTTCGTAAGAGAAATGTGGCTCTTGCTGCTGCGTATGCTACTGTCGATAAGGGCTTTAAGGAATATAGAAGCCGTGTTGTCGAACGTTTCGGAAAAGATATTGACCGAGAGCTTAAATACAACATCAAGGCTAAAGAAATCGAAGAAACTACAAAAAATGCAAAGGGCAAAGAAAAAACTGTAAAGAAGTCGATCGAAGTAGCTGATGTAAATGAGCATAGCGATTATGCACGATTCTTTGATGAACTTTGCACAGGTTGGAAGAGGGACGCAGAGTATAACCTTATGTTCCTTAAGCATCAGCAGAATTATGCCAACGAAAAGCTGCAGAAGCAGGGATATTTGTTCCTCAATGACGTGTATGACATGCTCGGTATTCCGAAAACAAAGGCCGGTCAGGTAGTAGGCTGGATTTATGATGAAGCGCATCCTGATATTTATGATAACTTCGTAGACTTCGGAATTTATGATCTTTATAATGAAAAAGCACGCGACTTTGTGAATGGTCGTGAAAAGAGCATTCTTCTTGACTTCAATGTCGACGGCAATATTCTCGATCTCATCTGAAAGGGAGACCAATAATGACTGGTAAAGAGTTAATCGTTTATATTTTGCAGAATGACCTCGAAGACGAAGTTATTTTTCAGAACAACCGTTTTATCGGATTTGCAAGTGAAGAAGAGCTGGCGTCTAAATTTTCAGTCGGTGTTGAAACCATCAAATGGTGGTATTCACTCGGCTGGATAAAAGGGGTTAAAATCGGAAAATCTATATTTTTCCCGGCAGGAATAACTGATCCACGATTGCAAGAACATGAATAAAAACGTTTAAAATGGAGGACTAAATAATGAACAGTAAACTGTTATATTTTCTGGCATTTGTAATGGGTGCCTCAGTAGGTTCGCTTGTAGCATGGAAGTGCGTAGAGAAAAAGTATAAGCAGATCGCTCAGGAGGAGATTGATTCTGTTAAGGAAACGTATGCAAAGATGCGAAAGGACGACCTTGAGGCTAAGCAGGCAGATATTGAAGCAGCGAAAGCAAAACTTCATCCTGCTGAGTCTGAGAAGGCAGAAACTCCTGAAGTTCAGCCCGAAGAAGTAAAGGAGTATGAAGACGTTATAGCTAGACATAATTATACAAGTTATTCAAATAATATTAATGAGAAAGGGGGAGACGTGATGACAGATAGACCTTATGTAATTTCTCCGGATGAGTTCGGCGATTATCCGGATTACGAGACGATAAGTCTCACATATTATAATGATAAAGTCCTTACTGACGAGTATAATGAAATCGTAGACGATATCGATGATCTTATTGGAGAGGACTCGCTTAACCATTTTGGTGAATACGAGGACGACTCTGTATTCGTTAGAAATGATGCTTTGAAAGTTGATTATGAGATTTTGCTTGATTCTGCAAACTATAGTGATATTGCGCCTCAGAATCAGGTGGATGATTAATGACAATCGCAGATAAAATTCAAAACGAATATTTTGAATGGTTGTATGACTTAGTTTGCAAGGATAGATATTCAAAGCAAATTTCTTACAGAAAGCTTTTGTCATGCTTACACAATACAGAGTTCACTTATATTTTACGAAGAGATAGAAATAGAGCTGAGGACGGATTAAATTTACGATATCGTTTTGCTCTTCGACATCACGGGGATGAAGAATCATATTTGGATGGCCCGTGTAGCGTTTTGGAAATGATGATTGCATTGGCTATACGCTGTGAGGAAAGCATCATGGACAATCCTGCATACGGAGACAGAACTAAACAATGGTTCTGGGGGATGATAGTAAATATGGGTCTCAGCTCTATGACGGACGATGTATTTAACAGGCAGTATGTAGAAGCGGCGGTCACAAGGTTACTTAATCGTGAGTATGAACCTGACGGAAAAGGTGGATTATTTACAATTAAGGATTGTGACCGTGATCTACGGACGGTTGAAATTTGGTATCAGCTTTGCTGGTATTTGGATGAAATCGTATAAATAAAAGCTGGAGAAGAATCTAAGAAAGGAGATTAAATAATGAAATGCTTGATTTCATGACGGTCTCGACCCGTAACACAAGGCGTGGTATTGTTGAAATCTATCCTACGTTCTTAATGAAGAAAAGCTCAGATCTAATGATTCGTGGTAGTGATTTCTATGCAGTATGGGACGAAGAACGCGGCTTGTGGTCTACGGAAGAGCAGGATGCATTGAGAATGATCGATGCAGAGCTGAAAAAGTATGCCGAAGAGCATCGCAAAAATTTAGAGTCTGATACAAAGGTTCTATATATGTGGGACGCAGATTCAGGAATGATCGATAAATGGCATAAGTATTGTCAGAAGCAGATGCGAGATAATTTTCACATGTTAGATGAGAAATTGATATTTTCAAATGCAGAAACTAACAAGAAAGATTATGCCAGCAAGAAACTCAGCTACCCATTAGAAAAAGGCGATATTTCAGCATACAACAAACTGATGTCTACTCTATATTCTGAAGAAGAGAGGCATAAGATAGAGTGGGCAATAGGCTCAATTGTGTCCGGAGATTCTAAAAAGATACAAAAATTCATGGTATTGTATGGCGCAGCAGGAACTGGTAAATCTACAATCTTAAATATTATTCAGCAGCTGTTCGAGGGATATTATTCAGTGTTTGATGCTAAAGCACTAGGTTCATCGAATAACTCATTTGCCCTTGAAGCTTTCAAGACAAATCCACTTGTTGCTATTCAGCATGATGGCGATTTGTCTAAGATTGAAGATAATACACGCCTTAACAGCCTTGTTTCGCATGAGCTCATGACTGTGAATGAGAAATTCAAGTCGACATATTCTAGTCGATTTAAATGTTTCTTATTTATGGGAACGAATAAGCCAGTAAAGATTACAGACGGCAAATCGGGTCTTATTCGTAGACTTATTGACGTATCTCCTACTGGTAATAAGCTTAGCGCGAAGGAGTATAAGGCTACCACTAAACAAATTGCATTCGAGCTTGGAGCCATAGCATATCATTGCCAAGAAGTATATTTGAGTGACCCGGGCTATTATGACGATTATATTCCAATTGCAATGCTCGGAGCATCAAATGACTTCTACAACTTTATTATTGATTCATATCATGTATTCAAGAAAGAAGACGGTACAACTTTAAAGGCTGCATGGGAGATGTATAAGACATATTGTGAAGAGGCAAAAGTGCCTTATCCATATTCTCAGAGAAACTTTAAAGAAGAGCTGAAGAACTATTTTTGGGATTTCAAAGAACGTTTCACAGATGATGACGGCTCTAGACTTCGCAGTTACTATAGCGGGTTTAGAACTGATAAATTCGAAGATGGCGAGTCAGAAGAGAAAAAAGAAGAGCCTAAAGCACACTTAATCAAGTTTGATGCTGCAGAATCTATATTTGATAAAGAGTGCGCTGACTGCTTTGCTCAGTATGCTACGTCTAAAGAAACTCCTAATAAGCAATGGGATGAAGTAACTTCCAAACTAAGAGATCTGAATACTCGTAAGCTCCACTATGTAAGAATTCCTGAGAATCATATTGTCATAGACTTTGATATTAAAGATAAGAATGGCAATAAGTCTTTTGAAAGGAACGTGGAAGAGGCTAGTAAATGGCCGGCTACGTACGCAGAACTTAGTAAAAGTGGAGCGGGCGTTCATCTTCATTATATTTATACCGGTGATCCTACAAAACTTAGTCGCATATATGATGACAACATCGAAATTAAGGTATTCACTGGTAAGAGTTCTCTTCGAAGAAAACTTACGAAATGTAATGATCTCCCAATTGCAACTATCAGCTCTGGACTACCTATGAAAGGAGAAAGTAAAGTGATAAATTTTGAAGGGGTGAAAAGCGAAAAGGCACTGAGGACTATCATAAAGCGGAATCTTAACAAGGAGTATCACGCTGCAACTAAGCCGAGTATAGATTTTATCTATAAGACTCTTGAAGATGCATATTCTAGTGGGATGAAGTATGATGTCTCGGATCTCAAGAATGCAGTACTTGCATTTGGTGCCGGCAGTACCAACAAGGCTGACTACTGTATCAAACTTGTTAACAAGATGAAGTTTAAGTCTGAAGAGCCTTCGGCGCCATCCGATAGTAGTGATGCGAATCTTATATTCTATGACGTTGAGGTTTTTCCTAATCTGTTTTTGGTTAATTGGAAAGCAGCAGGTGAAGGAAATCCAGTTGTAAGAATGATTAATCCAACTCCTACTGAGATTGAAGATCTTATGCGCTTCAAACTCGTAGGCTTCAACTGCAGACGCTATGATAATCATATTCTGTATGCTAGACTTATGGGCTATACGAATGAGCAGCTGTATAATCTTTCACAAAAAATTGTTATGGGAAGTAGAAACGCATTTTTTGGAGAGGCTTATAATGTATCGTATACGGACGTTTATGATTTTGCAGCTAAGAAGCAGTCACTGAAAAAGTGGGAGATTGAACTTGGTATTCATCATCAAGAACTCGGTCTTCCATGGGATCAGCCTGTGCCTGAAGAGATGTGGACGAAGGTCGCCGAGTATTGTGATAACGATGTTATTGCAACTGAAGCTGTGTTTAATCATCTTAAAGGTGATTTTACAGCTCGTGAGATTCTGGCAAATCTGGCAGGTATGACAGTAAACGACACAACAAACAGCCTTACAACTCGAATCATATTTGGCAAAGAGCGTAAGCCTGAACTGGTTTATACAGATTTGTCTGAGACATTTCCTGGATATTTTTTCGGAACATGGAAGGATTACTATAATCAGTATCCTGAATATATTCCTAATGATAAAAAGATATATGAGGAAAGACTTAGCGATCATACGATGCGTAATCTATATCGCGGAACAGATCTTGGTTTTGGAGGCTATGTGTATGCTGAGCCGGGGATGTATGTAGATCTTGCGTTGATTGATATTATGAGTCTGCACCCTCATTCAATAATTGCTATGAACTGCTTCGGTAAGTATACAAAAAACTTCAAGGATATTCTTGATGCTCGCATATTTATTAAGCATGGAGATTTCGCAGATGCCAGAGAAATGCTTGACGGAAAGCTTGCCCCATATTTGGATGACGAGTCTACGGCTAAAGATCTTGCTCAGGCACTAAAGATAGCAATTAACTCTGTATATGGCCTTACCGCTGCTAATTTTGATAATCCGTTCCGTGATATTCGTAATAAAAACAATATTGTAGCTCTTCGTGGAGCATTGTTTATGCGAACTATTCAGGACGAGGTATTGAAGCGAGGTTTTACTGTAGCGCATATTAAGACGGATAGTATAAAGATTCCGAATGCAACTCCGGAGATCATAGACTTCTGTATGAAGTTCGCTAACAAGTACGGCTATACTTTCGAACATGAGGCTACGTACGACAGGATGTGCCTCGTAAATGACGCAGTTTATATTGCTAAGTATAAAGACGGAAAGCATGCTGGCGAATGGACGGCTACAGGAACTCAGTTCCAGATCCCTTACGTATTCAAGACACTCTTTAGTAAAGAGCCTATTGGATTTGAGGATACATGCGAAACTAAAGAAGTTAAGTCCGCTTTATATTTGGACATGAACGAGAACCTTCCTGAAGGTGAACATAATTATCAGTTCATAGGTAAGGTTGGTCAGTTCTGTCCTATTAAACCCGGATGTGGAGGAGGCGAGCTTCTTCGAGAAGGCAAAGACAAGGAAGGAAATGTCAAATATTCTTCTGCAACTGGAGCCAAGGGATATCGTTGGCTTGAGTCTGAGATGGTTAAAACTCTTGGTAAACAGGACAGTATTGACAAAACTTATTATAGCAAACTTGTCGATGCTGCTGTCGATACTATATCTAATTATGGAGACTTTGAATGGTTCGTTTCAAATGATCCGCTTCCCAATATAGAAGAGCCACCTTGGATTAGAGCATGCGGTGCAGAATCATGCATAGGATGCCCAAATTTCAGAGATCAGGACATGACTCTTCAGAGTGATGGGACACCAAAGTTAACATGCGGAGCGGGCTATGATATTTCTGATTTGGTTCCGCTCAACGAAGATGATGATTCTTTCAAGAAAAGATAAAAATTATATTTAAAAGGAGATTAAAACTATGAACATTACTTTTGCACCGAGAGGCATTCTTCAGATCGATGATGCCATAATTATTTATCGTAACTTTTCTGGAGCTCCCTCAAAGTTTAACCGAGAGGGAGACCGTAACTTTGCATTGGTTATTCCTGACCAGGAAACTGCTGATCGTCTTATTGCAGATGGCTGGAATGTAAAGATCAAGTCTCGTGGCGAAGATGAGGATCCGTTTATGTTCCTTCCTGTTAAGATTAAGTTTAATGACCGTGGACCGAATGTATATCTTAAGACCGGTTCAAGAGTTAATAAACTTGATGAGGAGAGTGTATCTTGCCTGGATGACGTTGATATTATGTCAGTTGATCTTGACATACGTCCTTATGACTGGGATGTCAATGGCAAATCAGGACGAACTGCATATTTGCAGTCGATAAGTGTTACACAGAATGTCGATCGTTTTGCTGCAAGATTTGCAGAAGAAGAGTGCCCTGGTGAAGACTGCCCGTTCTAATACTAGGCATTTTCATGTATTACAATAAAGAGAAGCAGTGATGGACTTTACTACCATGCTGTTTCTCTTTTATATTTTTGAATTGGAGGCATACAAATTTGAAAACCTGGCAGGAAGCGGCGTTGGAATACGCTGCACAAGGGCTTAGACCTTGCGATGCAACTAGGAAGATAGAATCCGAATTGGGTCTTACTAACATGTACAACAAAGTTCAAAAGTACATGAAAAAACACGCAGATGCAGCGTCTAAGCATGAAGAAAAAAGAGCTGTTATTCAGAACCAAGAGCCAAGTTATCACTTGAGCAATTGGGGCGGAACTAAGACTATAAAGTTCGGTCTTATGGGTGATACTCAGATCGGAAGTAAGTATACTCAGCTTACATGGCTTAATGTATATTATGACTATGCTAAATCACTTGGCATAAAAGATATTTATCATACAGGTGACATTACGGACGGTCTTAAGATGAGGCCTGGTCACGAGTACGAATTGTACGAAATATCTGCCGATGAGATGAGAGACGATGTTGTAAAGAATTATCCTAAACGAGACGGAATTACTACTCATTTTATTACAGGTAACCACGACGCAAGCATATATAAGCATGTCGGCTATGATATTGGTCAGGCTATAGCGAATCTTAGACCCGACCTGGATTATCTTGGAAGGGACTGCGCTCTTGTGGAGTTGACTCCTCATTGTATACTTGAACTCAGGCATCCTTGGGACGGAACAGCTTATGCTTTGAGCTATAAAGTTCAGAAGATGGTTGAGGCAATGGAGAGTGATTCAAAGCCGAATATTTTGGCAGTTGGTCACTATCATAAGGCCGAATATTTATTCTATAGGAATGTTCACGTCTTTCAGACGGGATGCTTCCAGTCTCAGACTCCATTCACCAGAGGCAAAGGCATCTCAGTACATATCGGTGGATGGTTCATTGAGGCTACGGTGGCTACGGACGGAACTATATTAATGATCAAACCTACATTCGTACCTTTTTATAACTCAATTAAGGACGATTATAAAAATTTTAAATAATTTTAAGGAGGAAGCAAACAATGAGGTATAACGATTACGAAAATGATATCCGTATCGATTACGGAACTTATAGCAGCATATATAACAGAATTGCATCTGACAACGAAAGTTATATAAAAGTGCCGTCTCCAAAACAGAAGGCGATGAATTCTATAACTAATGTTATATTTAACAATCCTGCAACAATAGTTTTTTGGTCTGATGGAACAAAGACTGTAGTCAAATGCGATAAAAGAGATGAGTTTGATCCCGAGAAGGGACTCGCCATGGCAATTTGTAAGAAATATTTTGGTGGTGGGTTTTATAATGATATTTTTAAAAAGTGGATTCCTAAAGAAGAAACTCCTGAGATCGAAATCGATGGCCAGATAACGATGGGCGACATAGCTGAAAAATTCGAAAAGCTTGCTAAAGCGGCTAAATCCATGTTCGGTCCATGGGATGACTAATTATGGAAGACTTCCTTCGTGATTATCAAAGGGATGCAGTTGAAAGGATGCATAATGGCTGCATTTTAAATGGCGGAGTTGGCAGCGGTAAAAGTAGGACCGGATTATATTACTACTTTAAAGAGCAAGGTGGTAGTATCGATCCGGACTACATCCCTATGAAGAATCCAAAAGATCTTTATATTATCACAACTGCCATGAAGCGTGACTCACTCGAATGGGAGGGAGAATTAGCTAATTTCCTAATCTCAAAAAATCCCGAGGTGAGTTTTTACAAAAACAATATCGTAATTGACAGCTGGAATAATATTCAAAAGTATAAAGGGGTGTTTGGTGCATTCTTTATATTTGATGAGGATCGATTGACTGGTAAAGGTAAGTGGGTAAAAGCATTCTGGGATATTGCTAGAAAGAACGACTGGATTATCCTATCGGCAACACCAGGAGATACTTGGGAGCAATATTTTCCTGTGTTTAAGGCTAACGGATTCTACAAAACAAAAAGAGAATTCGAGCATGAGCATGTTGTGTATTCTCCATATTCAAAGTATCCAAAGATCGATCGTTATATTAATACCGGCCGTCTCATTCGATTAAGGAATCAGATTCTTATCGACATGGACTTCTCTAGACAGACTATTCCACATCATGAAGATATTTATGTTAGCTATGATATTTCAAAGTATAAGGAAGCTGTAAGGACTCGCTGGGATCCTTTTAAGAACGAACCTATCCAACAAGCTTCCGGTCTTTGCTATGTTCTGAGAAGGATTGTTAACTCAGATGATTCCAGACAAATAGCTGTCATGGAACTGGCCGAGAAGCATCCTAAAATGATCATATTTTACAACTTCGACTACGAGCTTGATATTTTGAAAGGAATCTATTATGGAGAAAAAGTTCAAATCGCAGAATGGAACGGGCATGCACACCAACCTATCCCTGATAGCAAGAGCTGGGTTTACCTCGTACAGTATACTGCCGGGGCCGAAGGGTGGAACTGCATCAAGACTGATACAATCGTATTTTACTCGCAGAATTACAGCTATAAAGTCATGGCTCAGTCAGCCGGTAGAATCGATAGGCTCAATACTCCTTACACCGACTTATATTACTATCACTTGAAGTCTAGAAGCGGCATTGATCTAGCAATCAGTAAGGCTTTAAGTCAAAAGAAAAAATTCAATGAGTCAAGGTGGGTCAAATGGTAATGTGTAAAGTAAATATTCGAACTCGATCTAAGATATTTTTCGGTAATGCCGATGGCACCAGAGCTGATGTTCTGTTCAACAATTGGCTAGAAGAACATCCTGATATTTTGATCCGAGAGTTTAGATATCAACAGGCTAGATATGGCGATCACTCGATAGCTATATTATACGAAGAGTATGAATGAGTTCGCGTAAAAAACATTCTCCTTTATGAAAGGAGACGATTAAAAATGCAAATCGTTATTTATGGAATCGGCGGACCGGAAGACAACTATAGAGTATTGAGGTATAGAGTAATCGATCAGGAGTTTATATCTATAGCCATTGTCAAAAACTTTGCTGAGATGATGAGGGACGAATACCCTAGCATCCAGGAGATATATGCAATGGACAACAGATGGGGACTCAGGAAAGATTGCACCGAGGCATTCAAGAAAAATTCTATGGCTGGATGGATCGAGTTCAAAGATTTGATAGAACGAGAAGGACTTAAGATCATCTAATTACATAAAAAGTTTAAGACTCAATGGAAACATTGGGTCTTTTACTTTTATATTTTAAGGAGGAAGCAGACATGTCAGACTATTCAAAATTTGAGACCGTCGCAAAAATTCAAGAAATACTTGAGGAATCCGGACTTTATTGGTCATGTTCGTATTCACCTAGTAACGATTCATATAGCATATTTATTTGCGACGAAGACGGAGAAATAATTTCGAGGGGGTTAAATAATGAATGAGTGCAAACTTAAAATCTATTACGCCCATCATCAGTGGAAGTATGGAACTAAGATCGAGGATTATGAACTAAGTCTTATACAATCATATTTTCCTAATGCAACGATCTTTAGACCTTCTGCCGATCTCAACGTTGAAGGAAAAAGCGAAGACGAGATAATGAACATACGTCTCAATCAAATAAAGATGTTCGACATGGTTATATTTAGCAGTATGGACGGACTTGTCGGTATAGGCGTATTTAAAGAAGTAACACACGCTAAAGATCTCGGAATGCCAGTATATTACATATATAAAGACGAGCTTCGATATGACTTCGATATAACTGCTAATTGGAAATCTAATGGAAACGACCGAACATTTGGTCGTGTAGATCTTTTGGATATTAATCGATAAGGAGAAAAGCAAACTATGCAAACAATTGTGTATTTCACAAAGGAAGAAATTCTTGACCTTAAGAATGGCAAAGAGGTTAAGATGCATGGAACATTGCCTAACGGACGAAGAAACGACTTTATATTTAAAGGAGATTTTGTCGATGAGAAAGCGAAAAACAATTAAAGTTGGGCAAAAAGTTATATTTGATCCGTTACAATATGGTATATGCTACATACCATGCTCGGCTCCGGAATACGTCATAGGAATTATAACAGAAATTCATGATGATCATCGATGGTTTTTAGTTGAATACGAAACACCAATAAACGGTACTCTAAGAATGGGATTTAAATTTAATGATTTCGGTTTTCGAGGAAAAAATCGCAATTCAGTCGTTATTCCAATAAACAGTAGACGTGAAGAACTCATAATGAGACATTACGTATATCACGGAGACCTTGCTCAATACTACATTTCTAAGAAAATTTCTATGAAAGGAAACTGATATTAATGTTCGCTCAAATGTTTTTAGATCTTCTTGCACTTATTGGTATTGTTATTCTTCTTGGTATAGGAATTATAGCAGTCGTCGCCGTTATGACAGTGATAATCTTAACGGTAAACGCTGTTAAATCTGTTTTTCATGAAATGAAGGAGGACACAAAGCATGAATGAAGATGGAATGAAAGAAGTATATTTTGGCATATATTGCAAGACTTGCAAATATTTTGATACAGACGAAGATTCTCTTGAGAGTCCTTGCGATGAATGCCTAAGTTACTCAAGCAATCTATATTCTCATAAACCTGTTAATTATAAACCTATTAAGAATAACGAGAAAGAAGGAGCAGAATCATGAGTAAAAAACGTAGTACAGCAGGCCTTATTCTTGACGTTATATTGACTTTTGCAACTGGAGGTCTTTGGCTTATCTGGATTATAATCAGATATCTTAGAAACAATAGCTAAGGAGGAAAAGTAAATGGGAGACGATAACATATTTCGCATAGATGCGGATAAAGACGCGCTTAATGAGATGCTAAAATTCAAAGTTTATACCGAACTGCTTTCATCATTTTGTTCAGCAGATGATTCGAACTTTAGAAAATTAAAAGCGTGTCTGCTAATATTCATGGAGCATGGAATACCTCTTAATACCTGTATCGATATATTAAAAGAGATGGGAGAAAAAATGAGCAAGATAGATGAGGAGGAAAAGTAAATGGAAGACAGATGCATATCTTGTGGAGCAGTTGTTCCAGAGGGCACTATGGTTTGCCCGACATGCGAATACGAAGCTAAACATATTCAGGAAGAGTCTGCAGAGCATATGTCTGAGACAGAATCAAAAGCTCATAAACGACTTGTTGAACTCATAAAGGCTGCTGGTCGGCATCTTATTAGCAACGCGGATAATATTGCCGGAACCGACGATTTGATCTCTAATTTGTCGATTAACGTCGATTTCATTCTTGACCGGTCAAACCCTGAATTTCCGACAATCTCTGTGACTAGAGAACACGTTTCAAGAGAGTTTATGTACGTCTACGAAAATAAAGAATTATTTTAAGGAGATATAAAACTATGAAAAAGTTAAAGCTTAGAGACCAAGAAATAATTAAGGACACTCTTTCAGTAATCCTTTGTATGGCTATATTTTGCTTATGTGCGCTTCAGTTTAATGTTGTAAACGCAAAGGCTATGGGTGCTACTCAAGGTGTTGGAATCCCTTATGTAACAAGAGTAGATATTCCTATCGACGATCCAGAACCTTCTGTTATATTTGAAGAGGAGGTTATAGATGAACCCGAAGAAGAAATTGAGGAGACAGCCGATATTTCTGAAGAGACTATAGAGAGCGGGCCTAGGTTTTATTTGTCCGACTACGAACGTTCGGAGCTTGAGTCGCTTGTAATGGCGGAATCTGGTGCAGAGTCTTATGAAGGACAAATGGGCGTTGCTCAGTGCATTTTAAATGCTTGCGAAAAAGAAGGTAAGCAGCCCAGTGAGATCGCCATAATGTATCGCTACACGAAACATAGGCCGGCTCCGAACGAAAGCGTTAAAGAGGCCGTCCGTGCTGTATTCGATAGAGGCGAAGTAATTACGGATGCTAAAATTCTTTATTTTTATGCTCCGGCTCTCGTTTACAGTGCTTGGCATGAGTCGCAGACATATGTACTTACTGTCGGTGGTCATAAATTCTTTGCGGAGGCTTAATAAAATGGATATGAGCATGGAATTTATTATAAGAACAGTTCTTGAATCGCTGTTGGTTATTTTGCTGATCATCGGATTTATTCGTGAGAGAAACTGGGAAGCAGCCATCAGAGGAATGCGTAATCCGATGAATTCGTGGGATAAGAGTGATAGTCGATTTAGTTTACTTGAAGATTGCGGTGACTGTACTCATTGTAATCTTCGATTCGATGAATGCAACGAACAGCAAATCGGCCCAAATGATCTTGACCTCATGACTCGCCTTCGAAATGCTGGTACAGACCATCGTAAGTTTATGAGAATGATTACGGTGTATCTTGATATCACTGCTCCGCTATATTGGTGGAAGGAGTTCGATACATATAAGGTAGGTACGGTTGCAAACTCTTGCTCAACAATGCACAAGATTCATGCGAAGGAATTTACTTTTGAGGATTTCTCGTGTGAACATTTAGTACTCGCTGGTCGATGTAACCTAAAGAACACTATTGGTCTTTTAAATTCTGCACGAGAAATATACTTAGAGTGGGATTCTATGGATGAAGAAAGACGCGGATGTGTTGATCAAAACATTCACGAGAAAAAAGATTTATGGTGGCAGATGATTCAGCTTCTTCCTAGCTCTTATAATCAGCGACGGACGGTCATGCTTAATTACGAAGTTCTTGCGAATATTTATAAGTCTCGTCGAAATCATAAACTCGATGAGTGGCATACATTCTGCGATTGGATCGAGAGTCTGCCATATTCTGAGTTGATTACTGGAAAAACTGATGGCGCGAACTAAACACTTCCTTTAATGAAAGGAGTGATTTACTATGGAAAAGACATATAGCAAGTACGCAAGAATATTTGATGAAAAAAATGTTCACTGGTGTAAGAATCATGAGGCAAATCTGATGTTTATCAAGTATTGTCAGCAATATACTAATGAACTATTGAAAACTAGGAATACCGTATTTTTAAATGAGGTTTATAAAATACTGGGATTTCCTAGATCGCAAGAGGGTTGCGTAGTAGGTTGGCATTATGACGAAAAGAATCCAATCGGAGATAACTACATTGATTTTATTATCAGTGATAAAAATTCATCAAACATCGTACTAGACTTTAATGTTGACGGAAGAGTAGATCAATATTTATAAAGAGCAAAGGCTCGGTGTAATTTACATCGGGCTTTCTCTTTTATATTTTTTGATCGCGAAATAAGCATCTCCTATTATGAAAGGAGGTGTAATACTTATGTCATTGGAAAAAACTATACTAAAACTGGCAACTCGTTATCATGCAAACTTAATTGATATTCACAATGCATTGCACGCTTTAGGTTTAAGAAGCGACGAACAAGCAGAGAAATTCAATAAGAAGCATATGATGAAGCTTGTTGAGATGTATGATAGAAGAGGCTTGATATAGTATTACTAAAAGATGAGATTAAAGCCTTGGTTAAAATATACTAAGGCTTTTCTCTTTTATATTTTCGCGAAAATAGCATCTCCTATTATGAAAGGAGTGTTTGGTTATGTTTAATTTTTTAAGAAAAAAGGTTAAAAAAGAAGATCCAATATTGAAAGAGATAGACAGGCAAACTGAAGAATTGAAAGCTATCCGTGATTCTATGCATAAAAACAACGAATCAATAGAAGCTGATATTCAAGAGGCAGAAAATTTATTGCTTGATATGGGATATTCAAAAGAAGATTTGGAGAAATTAAAAACGAAACCAAAACTTAAACTTGTATAAAAAATAAGAGGGACTCAGAAAAATCTGGGTCTTTTCTTTTTTTTTTATTTTGAAAGGAGTAAAAGATTATGATTAAAAACGCAATAATTTTGTATGCTATGCTTGGACAAGAAGTCAATGGAATCAGGACTTTTACGATTTATATTGATACTGACGAATTCTCTTGTGGTTTTGCACGAACCTTTAAAGAAGAGTCTATGGAATTAATTTCCAAGATTTTGGACGTGGTCGGAGTTAACAACTGGGAAGATCTTTCTGGAAAGTATATTCGATATGAAGATGATGGCCGGGGATCTGGAATAACTAAAATTGGCAATATTATTGACGATAAGTGGTTCTATATTGAAGAATTCTTTGGAAATGGTGAAAAATAATTTGAAAGGAGAAAAGATACATGAAATTCAAAACATATAAATGCAAACGAATTTCTAGAAAGCATTTCGACGAGATTAAAATTACAAAAACATTTAAGAAGACGCCACCTAAGTCAGAAAAGCTCTATGAAAAAGAGATGGAATTTGCCCTACATAAGAAGCTTAGCCCGATAATTGTTGATGAAAACATGCTCCTTGTTGATGGATATTGTGCTTGGATTATTGCAGACATTACTAAATATCGTGGGCGAAAACTTAAAATTTATAAAGCAATTGGTTTGGACGTTGCTAAAAAGAAAGCAAAAAAGTAATAAAAGAAGAGGCTTGGAACAAACTGAGCCTCTTATTTTTATTAAAATTGCATGAAAAAGACCACTTTTTGGCCAAAAACCCGGATATTACCCCTATTTATATTAGCTATGCGATTTTACTAATATATTAGTAAAGTAAGATAGCCGGTTAAAAGCCCATATTTTTCTGGGAAAGTGGGCAGAAACAAAATTATTCAATTAGAGAGGTGCAAATTAATGAATGACACGATATTTGACAGGTTTGAGATGTATTATCCTTCAATTGCTGCACAAGCAGCGTCGTTTAAGCAAAAAAGCAATTATGTTATTTTTATAACATTGTACGATGGTTCGGTTATTGAGTATAATGATTTGATGAACAGTTTCCGAACAGTTGTTCCTTATGATGGAAGTGAAGAAAGTTGGAAAAGAGAGTTTGCCCATAGACTAGTCGAACTGATGGTTGATAAGGGATTCGATCAATCATATTTGTCCGAGGTATCAGGAGTATCTCAGCAGAGCATCAGCAATTATATACATAGAAAAACGATGCCTACTGGATTTGTCATCGACAAGCTTGCGAGAGCATTACGATGTGATGTATCTGAGCTTACGGAATTTTAAACTACATATTTTTCGCAGTTTTAAAATTCGCGAAAAAAACATGGACTTTTATGAGAGGAAGGTAAAAAGTGCTATTTTTTAAGCATACTTTTTCTTTTATATTTTTTAACTGGTCCTAGCCGGTATGAACTTGCAGATTGCGTTAGTAAGAAAGCTAGGACTACATTTTTACAGAAAGGGGGCCTACTTATTATGCTGGAGAATAAATTTCAGGCCAAATTAATAAAAGAGTTGAAAGAGACATTTCCGGGGTGCATTGTAATGAAGAATGACTCAAGTTATATTCAGGGGATTCCAGACTTGCTTGTTCTATACAAGGATAAGTGGGCCTCATTAGAATGCAAAAAGAGCGCGGATGAAAGAAAACGGCCGAACCAAGATCATTATGTTGAAAAGATGAATGAAATGTCATTTTCTAGTTTCATTTATCCCGAGAATAAGGAGGAGGTTTTGGATGAACTTCATAAAGCATTCAAATCTTGAAGGACTTCATGCGCCATTTAGTGCGAGTCAGTCTAGTTGGTTAAGGTACAGTGACGAGAAAGCAATCGAGGTGTACACAAACAAAAAAGCTGCAGAGATGGGAACAAGATTTCATCAATGGGCTAAAGACACCATCGACTTAGGAATAAAGCAGCCTCGTTCTAAAAAGACCATTTATGCATATGTTAACGATGCAATTGGATTTAAGATGAGCACAGAGGTCGTTTTATATTATTCTGATCGATTTTTCGGAACAGCAGATTCTATATGTTTTAGAAATGGAATGCTTAGAATTCATGATTTAAAAACTGGAAAAACTCCAGTACATATGGAGCAGCTTGAAGTTTATGCTGCTCTTTTTTGTTTGGAATACAAAATTAAGCCGAGCGATATTGATATGGAATTGAGAATTTATCAGAATGATCAAATTCTGTATCATAATCCGACCGCAGAAGATATTGTTCCGATAATGGATAAGATTGTCCATCTTAATAATTTGCTAGAAAAAATTGATTATGAGGAGAGTTGATCATGAATCCGGTTGCAGAAGAGATTATGTCATATTTTGGTTGCAGCTTAGACGATGAAGAATCATTAGAGCATATTGGCATGCCTCGTCGTAGCGGACGATATCCTTGGGGCTCAGGCAAAGACCCTTATCAGCGTAATGCGGATTTTCTTTCTCGTATTGAGACACTTAAAAAAGAAGGATGGGAAGAAACACCCGAGAATATCAAGAATGAGTTTGGATTGACGACAACACAATATCGTACTCAAAAAGGCCTGGCTAAAGATGAGCGAAGAATGCTCAAAGTAGCTACTGCTAAATCTCTGAAAGAAGATGGTCTTGGTCCTACAGAGATCGCTAGAAAAATGAGCGAAAGATTTGGCGAAAATATAAACGAGTCAACGGTTCGTTCATTGCTTGATAGCAAATCTGAAAGTAGAATGCTAAAAGCAAAAGAAACCGCAGATTTTATAAAAAAGAACGTTGACGAAAAGGGAATGATTCTTCTTGGTACTGGAGTAGATGTCGAGCTTAATATTTCTAAAGAAAAACTTAATCAGGCTCTTGCTCTTCTTGAAGTAGAGGGATATCATGTTCTTGGAGGTCGAGTTCCGCAGGCAAGCAACCCTAGTCAGATGACAACTATAAAAGTTATAGCTCCTCCTGACACGCCATATAAAATCAACTCTAAAGGACAAAAAGTTTCTAGCGCCGTTTACGACTATAATAATATTCATACACTTAAAGAATATATTTCTCGTGACGGAGGAAACACGTTTGAAAAGAAATTCAATTATCCTGAAAGTATGGACTCAAATCGCCTTATGATTAGATATAAGGAAGACGGAGGAATCGATAAAGATGGCATTGTTGAACTTCGTCCAGGAGTAGCAGATTTGTCGCTTGGAGAGTCACGATATTCTCAGGTTCGTATAATGGTTGATGGAAACAAATATATAAAAGGTATGGCTATTTATGGCGATCCAAAAGATTTTCCTGATGGCGTTGATGTTATTTTTAACACCAACAAATCTAAGAGTGTTCCGAAAATGGACGTTCTTAAAACTATAAAGGACGATCCTGACAATCCTTTTGGTTCGTTGATAAAAGATGCCGAGCAAGGAGGACAATATTGGTACGATCCTAAAACAGGAAAGCGAGTTAGCGCAACCGATCCTAATGTTAAAAATAAAAAACTTGGTCTTATAAATAAGAGAGCAGATGAAGGAGATTGGACAGAATGGAAAGATAAACTTCCTTCGCAGTTTTTATCTAAGCAGTCTGTAGAATTGGCTAAAAAGCAGCTAAATTTGGCGGAAGCAGATAAGGCAGCAGAGTTTGATGAGATTTGTTCATTTCCAAATCCTACAGTTAAAAAACATTTGTTAACTAAATTTGCAGATGAATGCGACTCTGCCGCTGTTCATCTTCAGGCAGCTGCTTTGCCTGGTCAGAAATACCATGTTATTATTCCAGTTAATACGCTTAAGGACAACGAGATTTATGCTCCTGGATACGAAGATGGAACTAAACTAGCTCTTATAAGATATCCTCATGCAGGCACATTCGAAATACCTATACTAAAGGTAAACAATAAAAACGAATTGGCAAGAGATATTATAGGAACATCGTCAATTGACGCGGTTGGAATAAATAAAAATAATGCTGATCGTTTGTCCGGAGCAGATTTTGATGGTGACACTGTTATGTGCATACCTACACATGATAGAAAAGGTAAAGTCAGAATCACATCAACAGATGAGCTTAAAGGATTAAAAGGGTTTGACCCTAAAGATGCTTATGGTCCAGATGAAGTGAAAAAAGATTCAAACGGAAAGCTTCATTATTATAGAAACGGTGTAGAATATCGTACAATGAGCGAAGCTTATAAGCAGCAGCAAATGGGCGTGGCTTCAAATCTTATTACTGATATGACTTTAAAAGGAGCGACACCAAGCGAAATAGAAAGAGCTGTTCGTTATAGCATGGTTGTTATCGATGCTGAAAAGCACCATCTTGATTATAAGCAATGTGAACTCGATAATAATATATCTGGCCTAAAAAAAGATTATCAAAACGGTGGCGCATCTACAATCATATCAAGAAGTAAGAGTATAGAGCCTGTTCCTAAAAGACAGGGAAGCCCTCTTATAAATTATAAAGATAAAAAATGGTATGATCCTAGTAAACCAGAAGGTGCACTTATTTGGAAAACGGCAGATGATATATATTATCCAATTAAAAAATACGATAAAAAAAATAATGAAATAGTTATTTCTACAGAAGATGGTAAAAAGATCAGATATAAAGCCGATGATAAAGAAGCAGCTTCAAAATATGAGCCTATAAAAAATGTTGATCCTGGAACCGGACGCGTATATTTCACTAACAAAAACGGCGATATTGTTTATAAAACAAAAATTCGTACGCAAGATAGTACAAAAATGGCAGAAACAAATGATGCCCGTACTCTTATTTCTGATGCAAATAACCCCATGGAAATGCTATATGCCGACTATGCAAATCATATGAAGTCCCTGGCTAATCAAGCTCGTAAGGAGACCATGTCGGCTGGAAAAATTGCATATTCTAAGACGGCTAAGGAAGTATATCGTAAAGAAGTTTCAGACTTAAATATTAAACTAAATGAAGCTTTAAAAAATGCTCCTCGTGAAAGGATGGCTAATATTAAGACAGCTGCCGAAGTAGACAGAAAAATAAAAAATATAATGGATGCTAATCCTGGTATGACACGAAAAGAGGCTTCCAAGAAACTCGATATTAAGAAAGCAAATCAGAGAGCACTAACTAAATATCGTTCAGAACTTGGAGCTGTGGCTAGAAAAGATCGTTCTATAAAAATAACTGATCGAGAATGGGAAGCTATACAAGCAGGAGCTGTTAGCGAAACAACGTTAAAGAAAATACTTAACAATACCGATATCGATGACATTAAAGAAAGAGCAATGCCTCGTTCTAGAACGACTTTGAGTCCAGCTAAAGTTAATCAGATTAAAGCAATGAGAGATTCCAATTATACAATTGGAGAAATAGCAAAGAAACTTGGTGTTTCAACATCAACAGTTTCTACATATTTGAAAGGAGTGAACTGATGATGGAAAGTAAGTTTATGCTGACAACAGTCGACAATCCTTTTAATCCATTCGAACAGTTTGCTTCTTGGCTTATGTTCGACATTGGTAAAGGTTATAACTCTTGTGCATACTTAGCTAGAATAGCAAATCCTACAGATGATATGTCTGATCAAGAAATCGATGCTGAAATTGAACGAGCAATCGATGAAATTATCAAATATGATTTTCTTGGTATTTACAAGAAAATAAAAAGAAATAACACCTGTCTCTTATACACATCTGACGCTGCCG